ATCGGTATCAGAAGCTCGCCGTGGCCGCTGGGTTGCTCCTGGTCATGCCCGATGCCGGGGTCAAACGATCGCTCCGAGGGCGGGTCAAGACCAACAAGTATCACATCGTTCTGCCGGACAATTGTCGTGCTGTACTGCCGGACAATTGTCCTACCAAGGCTCCGCAGGAGCCTCACTTCGTGAGTCTTCCTGCTCCGCGGGCTACGCCTCTTTCTCCGAAAGAGGCTTGCCTAGTGCCTCCTTCGTCGGCACGCATGGCCCGCTGGAAAGAGCCGGAGCGACAAGTCGGCCCAGAATCCAAACCCCCTCCGGCCCGCAAGGCGGTGGCGCGCCCCACGGTGACCGGCGACATGATCGTGGCGAGCGGCGTGCGCGAGAGAGGCCGCATCGCCCCGCCGAAGCAACCGCCGTGGCGGCGGCTGACCGACCACTTCGTGATCGAATGGACCGCCATGATCGAACACACCAAGCGGGACGACCATCTGCGCGACGTTCGCCTGCTCGATTCCCTCCGGCATTGCCAGCGGTACCTCAACGCACACTTCCTCGGCCCCAACGCTTTGACTCCGACCGACGAGGCCAAAGTGCGAGAGTTGATCGGCCACTTCATCGAGGACGCGTACCGGGGCCGGGTGCGGATCAAGGATGGGCAGTCGGCATGGATGGCCTTTACGGGAGCTTGGGGGCGAGAGAACCGTTCGTACATCGGGGGATCAACCGAGGACGACTTCGATCGGTACTTCGGGGGGAAGTCGTGAGGCAGGTCGAACTGGCCGGTGACTTCCGCAACCTGTCCATGGAGCAGCGCGAGCTTCTGCGAGAGTGGTATCTCAACTTGGATCAGGACATTGATCGCAAGAGCCTGTGGATCGCTGGGCCTCGGCGCGCCGGGTCGTCATACATCGCCAAGGTGGCGATGCTCAAGCTGATCAAGTCGATGAGTCCGGCCTGGGAGTGGCTGACTGCCAAGGAACTGATCGACGCCACTCGTACCCGGTGGACGACGGCAGACCATGTGAAGCACCACCCCGACGACTACAGCTTGTGGATGGACAACATGGCGCTGGAAGCCGAGTTCGACTTCTTCTGGCGCGAGGCGCAGTACATCGCCATCGACAACTTCCACGACACGCTCGACGTGAGGTTCTGGCGGCGCTTCATCCAGCCGGACCTGGAAGCTCGGTTGGAAGCTCGCAAGCCGGTGATCCTGGCCACCAACATGCTTCCCGACCACCGTGAGTTCGCGGATATCACTCGGGTCATCGAGTCCTACTTCGTGGTGTGCCGTGCAACACGGTGACTTGGACGAGTGGGCGAGGCCCCGGTATCTCTTCGTGATCGAGGGTGTGCTGTGCGACCCACAGCCGATCACCCACAAGCGCCGCCTGCGCACCGAGAAGGTCACTGGGTATCACATCAACTGGCATGAGGTACCGATCAAGCGGGCGACGTTCATGAAGGAACACTGGCCGGACAACGGCATGGACCTGGTGACGTTCATCAGCGAAGAGTTCCTTGACGACGCGCTGCACTTCCTGATCGAGGCCCGCTTCCCGTACGACAGCGCCGCGTACACACCCTTCAACAAGTTCACATCGGTGCTTCGTTTCCAGACCGACCTGCTGGCGATTTACGATAGTGACCCCGGTCGCCTCGACCAGTACGGCCAGAAGGGGTTTCAAGTGCAACGAGGCATGGACTTCTAGTGGACGTACAGCACGCTCTCCTGTCGAAGGCCATCCTCAACGACGATCTGCGCGCGGTGGTCAACGCTCGTATCACAACAGAGTTCTTCACCGACGAGCGCTACCAGCGCGTGTTCGGCTACTTGCTCAAGCACTGGCAGGAGTACGGCATCGCCCCCGACGAGGCTGTGGTGCGCTCAGCCTTCCCGGCGCTCGACTGGGATGTGCACGTCCAGCCGGTGGAGTATTTCATCGACCGGCTGCGGGACCGCCGCAAGCGCTCCATTCTCACCGAAGGTCTGAACACGGCAGCCGGTCACTTCCAGGGCACCGATCCCGACTCGACGCTGTTGATCGAGCAGGCCTTGCAGGAGGCTCTGATCCAGGCCCGGTTGGAGACAGCGACAGCGTTCGATCAGAACATGACCGGCGCTCGGTCGGGATACATGACCTTGCTCGGCCAACGGCAAGACGATCCAGGGTACCTGCGTGGTATCTCAACTGGATTCAGGGGCATCGACTACGTGACAGGTGGGCTGCAGCCAGAGCAGTACGTGGTCCTGATCGGCACGCCCAAGAGCTTCAAGAGCGCCACGCTGTTGGCCATCGCCATTGCCGTGCACAAGCAGGCCAAGGTGCCACTGTTCGTCGGTTTCGAGATGAGCAACACCGAGCAGATGGATCGCACCGTCTCCTTGCTCTCCGGCGTGAGCCTGACGAAGATCATGAACGGCACGCTGAACGCTCGCGAAGAGAAAGCGATCGACAGGGCGCTGGCCGAGATCGAAGCGATGCGCTCGTTCATCTTCTCGACCGATATCACATCAGCGACGACCGTCTCCGGCGTGCAGGCCAAGGTGCAGGAGTACCAGCCCGACGCTGTGTTCATCGACGGTGCCTACCTGATGCAGTCGGAACTGGTCAGGGTGGAGCCTGGCAGCCCGCAGGCGCTGACCAACATCTCCCGCTCGCTCAAGCGCTTGGCGCAGAGCAGCAAGATTCCGATCGCTATCACAACACAGGCCTCGTTGGTGCGATCGAAGGGCGGGTTGGGCCTGCAGTCAGCGATGTACACCCAGGCGTGGGGTCAGGACTCCGACATCTTCCTCGGTGTCGAGCGGATGGGCGAGCGAGTGGCCGACGAGACGGTGAGCACCGATCCGGTGCAGGTGAAGTTCAAGGTGATCGAGTCCCGTTCCGGCCCTCGTAAGGAAGTCATCTTGGAGTGGGACTGGAACAAGGGTCACGTCGAAGAACTCGACGCGGCTGTGATGAGACAACGCCTCGATCGGCGCAGCAACCCCTCGGCTGCTGCCGATGACGGCACAGATGCTTGGGGGGTGTGATGGCTGTCGATCTGCGTGAGCTACTGGAGTCCGCGGGCATAGAGCGGTTACGAGAGGGGCGCAAGCAGTTCCACGGCCTGTGCCCGAAGCACTTTGAACGAACGGGTCGCGAAGACCGTCACCCGTCGTGGTCGATCAACAAGACCACCTACGCACACGGCTGCTGGTCGTGTGGCTACAGCGGCAACCTGACCGGCCTGTTGATCGACCTGACCGGCGCAGCGCCAACCGATCTGGAGCAGACACTGCACCAGGAGAGCTTCTTGCGGCGGATGGTCGAAGAGAGGACCAAACCGCAGAAGGCCCTCGATCAGATCAGACCGCTGCTCACCGACTGGGTGCTGATCAACATCATGCGCGACGTGCCCGAGCGTCTGCTGGCCTCCCGATACCTCCGGCGTCAAGCGATAGACGCCTATCAGGTACGGTGGGATGGCGACTCCAAGCAGTGGGTCCTGCCACTTCGTGACAGTCGGGGCCTGCTGCTCGGGGCGCAATACCGCCAGAAGGGTGCGGTGTTCACGCTTCCCGAGGGCATGAACAAGAGCGAGTTGATATTCGGGTATCAGCAGGTGTCGCCATTCGACTCCGCCGTCCTGGTCGAGTCCCCGCTCGACGCCGTGCGCCTGGCTGGTCTTGGCATCCCGGCGTTTTCAACCTTGGGCGCTTGGGTATCGAGAGAGCAGGTCGGCATCATGGCCCGTCTGTTCAGTCACGTTGTCATCGCCCTCGACAACGACAAGGCGGGCCATGAGGCCGCCGAAGTTGTGATACCAATGTTGAGACGCCAGGGCTGCCCTGCGCTCCAATGGGACTACACCGGCCTCACCGACGACGAGGGCAGGCCAGCCAAGGACGTGGGCGATGTGCCCCACGACGATGCACTACTGTGCGCCTGGGAGCGAACGACGAGGTGGGGTTTGTGAGTCACAAGCAGCATTACCAACTCACAGTCTTGGGCAAGGTGATCGACGTATATTGTGACACCCTCCCCGTTGGGGACTATTGGGTCAGCATCCGGAGACGGAAACACAAGATTGCTCAGCGGCAGACGGGACCGATCTATGACGGCAGCCCGAACTCTGTCAGGGCGGCGTTGTTATACCACGCGGTACACCAAACAACGCTCTCCAGCGTTTGGAACCACTTGTACGCCCATCGTGGGCAGTTCGTTTCCGGTGCTGACCTGATCGACTCGCACGGCACTGCCGCCTTGGAGCGTGTGCGCGAGCTTCGCCACAAGTACGGCTGGCCTATCGAAGCCAAGTCTCCTAACGGACCCGGCGTGTGGTGGTACTGCCTCGATCTACAAGCCCCACGGAGGCGAACGATCCCGCGGAGACCGTAGTGGAACTCCGCCCCTACCAAGCTGAGGCGATCGACCGCATCGTCCAGCGCGGTAATCTGCTGCTGGCGCTGACGATGGGCGCTGGGAAAACAGCCACCGCCATTGCTGCGATTCGCAGGCTCCGTCGTCAGCGCCGTGTCTCTTCCGGCGTGGTGCTGGCTCTCAAGTCCACCAAGTACCAGTGGCAGCACGAGATCAGCGTGTGGGACCCGAGGGCGCGTGTGCAGGTGGTGGACGGCGACAAGCTGCGGCGCACCAGCCAGATTCGCAACGCCCATCGGTACCAGTACACGATCATGCACTACGAGTGCCTGGTCAACGATTGGGAGGCGATCAAGAAGTGGCTGCCGATCGACTTCATCATCGCTGACGAGTGCACGATGCTCAAAGGCTTCACCGCCAAGCGCTCCAAGAACGCCAAGTCGATGGCCCCATACGCCGGTATCAGGATCGGCCTGTCCGGCCAGCCGGTGGAGAACCGTCCCGAGGAACTGTTCTCGATCATGGAGTTCATCGACAAGGACGTGCTCGGCGGGTTCCACCGCTTCGACCGCACGTTCATCGAGCGTGACCACTGGGGCAAGCCCAAGCGCTACAAGAATCTGCCGCTGATCGGCAAGGTGATGGGCGAGGCGATGTACCGCAAGAGCCGGGAGGACATTGCTGAGTGGCTTCCCGACATGATTGAGATACCCATGCCGATCGAACTCGATGAAGACACGATGAAGCTCCACGATCTGGTCAAGGAGGACCTGTCGAACGCCATCGACCTGGCCCTGACGATGGGTTCCACAGGCACCTTCGACGTGATGAGCCACTACGGCCGCACCGAGCAGATGGACGCCAAGGGGCTGATGGGTCAGGTCATGGCGCGGATGCTGGCGATGCGAATGCTCTCTTCGCATCCACGTCTTCTCCGGCTGTCAGCAGATGCGTTTGATACCGAGCTATCGAGTTGGGGCAGCCAGTACGCCAGCGAGTTGAAGGCCGCAGGCATGCTTGACAACCTTCCGGCCACCACCGCCAAGCTCGACGCACTGCTGGAGCATGTTGAAGAGATACTATCCGAGGACCCGCGGTACAAACTGGCCATCTTCAGTTTCTTTAAACCCATGTTGGCGATGATCGGTGCTGAGCTTGGCAAGATGAAGATTCCGTGGGTCAAGATCACGGGTGATGTCTCAGCCAAAGAGCGGTATGCACACATTCAACGCTTCAACAACGACCCTGATATGCGGGTATTCCTGTCCTCGGATGCTGGGGCCTATGGAGTGGACCTCAACCAAGGCAGTCACTTGATCTGCTATGACTTGCCGTGGTCTGCAGGTGCGTTATCACAACGGATCAGTCGCATCGACAGGACGAACTCAGCCTTCGATCAGATCATCGTTGGGTTCATGTTTGGTGCAGGCACCATCGAGGAACGAATGTTCCGAATGCTCCAGCAGAAGCGAGCAATCTCCAAGGCGTTCATCGACGGCGACTTTGACCCGCGCAGTGGCACACTCACGCTGGACTTGGAGAGTTTGAGAGACTTCTTATCTGCCTAGTCGGGAGGGGCTGGAGTGTTGTGATATTGGCTCGGGCTAGGGTTGGCAAGAGCCGGGATGGGCTGTCGAGTAGGAGTGGGCTGCGGCGAACTGGGCGAGGCTTGTCGGACAGGAGTGGAGCGCTGTGGTGATGACTCTTGGCAAGTCGGAATGGAATGCCGGGGGCTGACGAGATGTGACGAGGCGTGACTAGTCGGAATGGCGAAGCAGCGGCGCGTGTGGGATTGACTGGTCGAAGTGACATGGAGCGGGCAAGTATCGGGCGAGGGTTGACGGGTCGGGTAGGAGAGGGTTGGTGGGGCCTGACTCTGGACGGAGATGACAAGGAAGGGGTTGTCGGGTTGGCGAGACCTGAGGCGATTGGTGCTGCGCAGGAGAGGCTGGTCGGAATGGGTGGCCAAGGCATGATGCTGGAATGAGCAGGGAAGTCGGAACGACATGAATCGTCAAGGGTGAGGCGAGGCCAGGGCCGGGGCGTCGAAACGGCATGGATCGTCAGGATGAGGACTGGCCAGAGCCGGGGCGTCGGACAAGGCGTGCGGAAGAGAAGATGGCGCGACAAGGTGAGGGCAGTCGGGCCGAGCAGGACAGGAACGGGCGAGCGCCGAGATGGCGAGGCTGGAGTCGTCGGAATGATTCGGGTTGTGCGGAGATGGCTAGCAGTGGTGAGTCAGGTGCTCTTCTTGGTAGTTCTCTTACGAGGTTCAGCGAGCCGTTCCCATTTCGTCACGGTGAACCTACCATGACCCTGACTGCGGTTGGCACCAACACCGAGGCGTTCAGCAGCAAGCCAGATAGCTGCCCACTGATCATCGGTGAAGTCGGTATCCGTTTCGATCGTGGCGGCGAGAGTGCACACATGGATCGTCTCGGCCAGCTTGATCGAAGAACCAAACCGACCGTGGGTGAAGCTCTGCTCAACCTCATCCGGCTCGGTGATCTGAGAGCCTTTGACCATGACCGGGATATGGTCCTCGACAACGCTGACGTGTTCAGCGATGTAGTTGAGCGTGCCCTTCTTGGTGGACCCCAGTGCTGCCGGGAGAAGGTCGTTGGCCCGAGCAGATGATGCCGCTTCCTTGATCGCTGCCTTCAGTTGACGGCCCTCGTAATAGATGCCCTTGCTGTTGCGCTTGAATCCGACGAGGTGCCGTGTTCGTGCGACCTGTTGTGTCGCTTCGTCCTCTGAGACGCCGCGTTCGACCATGACTTCTGCTATAGCGTCACGTAGCAGATCGTCAGATGAGATACCAGTCTTGGTTCTCAGCCACCCCTCGATGACGGCAGGGTTGGTGGGGATGCCTCCTTGGAGGCCGATGACTTCGGCTTCCCAGGCGAAGCGGTACTTCCAGAACTTTGGTTGCCATGCGGCGAAGACACTCGGTGTCTTGGACATTGTGATGCTCCTTCGTGTGCTACGTGTTGTTGTGATACGGGGGTTAGAGGGGGAGACCGAACTTCTTGGTTGACAGGCTGGCATACGCCTTGGCGACGGCTTTCTCATCGAAGCGATCTTCAACAACTTCGCCGGGACGGAGACTCTTTGCGATGATGCGGCAGAATGCTGCATCCATGAGCATGGTGCGCCCCTTCTTCTCGCGTGACTCGGCGGCGGCAATAAGGTCTTCGGAGGTCATTCGCCGGAAGGGTTTGTACTCGCTGTTCTGGTCATCGACGCACCACTCCCCATTCATGATGGCGGTGGCGATTTCTTCTTTGATCTGTGTTGTTGTCTTACCAGCGGCCTTCCCCTTCTTGGCGATGGTCTGAACTTTTGCCATGTTGGAGCGCAGCCCCCGTCTCCGTGCCGCGGCGCTGGCATTTCGCCGTCCGTTGGAGAGAGCCTGCTTCATCAACATCTGGACCCACTTGGATGCGGCCTCTGTCTCGGCCCAGGATCGAAATCCCGGCATCTGCTTGAGGCTGGCCAGAAGCTGGTCGGCTTCGGCTACGAGGTTGAAGTCCGTTCCCGTCAGGGTGTTGATCCGATCAAGAATCGCTTGATCTATTGCTGTGGTATTCGCCATCGAGTGCTCCGATCCGTAGTGGGATCAGTGAACGTAACTAATACATAAGGGTAAATCAAGAGAAAGTTCTCAAGGTCCTCTTCGGTGTGCCGATCACTCTCTCGCACCGAGCGACAACAGGGTCCAGGTGTGTACGAGATGCGGAGAACGCACACATGGAAACCCAAGAGACGCAGGACAAGGGATTCACCCTCGTTGAACTGCTCATCGTCATCGTCATCCTCGGAATCCTCGCCACCGTCACGGTGTTCGCGGTGACCGGCATCACCAACAAGGGCAAGCAGTCGGCTTGCAACTCCGATGCGAAGACCATCCAGACCGCCGAAGAGGCCTACAGCGCCAACCACGGCGTGTACACCAACAACCTGCAGACGCTGGTTGACGACGGCCTGATGCACTCGGCGTCCACCAAGTTCACGGTCAACACGTACGCCTCTGGCGCTGCGATCCCGGCCGACCTCGGTGCTGACGGCGTTGCCGGTGGTGGCGACGATCACGCTGCCAGCGTGGCCACCGTTGACACCTACCGTGTCGTCGGTGTCGCTGCCCCCGCTGATTGCGCAGGCATGACCTTCTGATCTTCGGATCAGACACAAGTTTCCGTCGAACGTCAATCCACGGAAATCCGTCAGTTCTTTCCTCGAACTGACAGCGAGCGAGTCGGCCTTCGGGCCGACTCTTTCGCGTTCATGTGACCCGGCCAGGCACCCCTGCATCCACACTGGAGACTTCGTGTTACAGACGAATCTGCCACGCACGCGGGGCTAGTGGACCTACCCTGCTCCCGGCCGGGTCACAGTGGGGATTATTACACCATCGTGATGCAGTCCGCTAGCCTGTGGGGAATGGCGACACGAAAGCGCACCGTCCAGCGCCGCTCGTCCATCGACCTGATGACCGCGGTAAAGGACTACCTACTCAACCGGAGCATGCGGGAACGCTCGGCTCATTTCGAGGACACGCTCAAGAAGCAACTGATGGATGAACTTGAGGCTCGGGGCGAGTTGGAGGGAGCGTCACAGAAGCTCAGGCTCGACACGCCGCTGGAGTTCACCACCTACAAGTCGGGAAAGCCGTCTATCAAGAGCATCGTCGGTATCGAACGACGCAAGCGCACCAGTAACACACTCGACCAGGAGAAAGCCCTGGCGTTGATCAAGAAGAAGGGACTCACCGATGAGTGCACAGAGACGATCGTCGTCCTCAACGAAGATGCCGTCCTCGCCGCCAACTTCCGTGGAGACATCACCGACAAAGAACTCGCAGCCCTCTACAGCGAGAGTACGTCGTACGCCTTCTGGCTCACCGAAGCCTGAGCCAGTGCCGCACCAGCGGCCCTACGTTCCCGAAGAGGAAGAGCGCGTGCAGTTGCAGTTCCGGCTGTCGGCATCGCTGCGTGAGCGTCTGCGCAAGGAAGCACAGCGCCGCAACGTCTCGGCCAACCTGCTCATCGAGCGCGCCCTGGAAGAGGGCCTGACCAAGTGGGAGAAAGAGAAGAAGCCATGAAGACGGTGTGGAAGTTCCCTCTCGACAGTGATCGCTCCATCATCAAGGCACCAGGCCTCGGCTCGACGTTGCTGGTGGATACACAGGGCATCTACTGGTGCGCGTGGTGCGAGGTGGACACCGACAAGCGGGATTACGCGCGTGAGTTCTTGATCATCGGTACCGGGCATCCGATGCCCGACGACAGCGAGGGTTTCATCCACTCCAACTCATGGCAGCAAGGCCCGTTCGTGTGGCACGCCTATGAGCGTCCAGCACCTGTTGACTAGTAACTAGTGCTACACTTCCTGCATGCCGAAGGCACCGCAGCGAACTGAGGGCGGATACTCCTATCCAGAGAACACTGAGCAAGCGCGTGGCACTGCCCACGAGGGTGTTCACAGGCTCTACGGACAGGGCGTCGAGGCAGCGTTCCATGGCGCACCGAAGATCACCACTCCGTGGCCGTCAGCAGGCCGCACGAAGACCGATCCCGGCTACGACCTACAACGTGTACAAGCCGCGCTGAAAGACCCCTCAGCGCACATGATGGAGATGGACCCGAGGCATCTCCACGCCAACCAGCCGGGAGTCACCCGTGCTGGCGTGGACTACTACTCGGGATCGGAATACCGGGAGACAGGTCGCACGTTCGCTGATCAACACCAAGCGGGCAACCAATATCCCATCGTGTATCAACGTGGTGGCAGGAACAGGATTCTGTCCGGTCATCACAGGGCTACTGCGGCGCTGCTCCGAGGGGAGCAGTTCCATGGACTATTCATTCAGGAGTAACACAACGTGAAGACTTGGATCACACCGTCACTGGTACTAGTGACACCGGAGAGGGCCGTCAGCGAAGCGTTTGACGAGATCAAGTCTGGCGGCATCGGTCACGTCACCGATCTCGATCAGGCCCGCGCAGTCATGACGGCACTCGGCATGTCCGAAGAGGATCAGGAACAGCGCATCCACTTTGCCTTCACAGGGGAAGTGGTCGGTGGCTGAGGGCCTGCGCCTGGCCTACGTCGATGCCAACCAGCAACAGTTCATCCGCTGCAGGACACTGGGGCACGCTTGGATCGACTACGACAGCAACTGGAAGTCCGAGTTCGGACACCCGCTGACGCTGCGCTGTGAGCGCTGTGGGATGGAGCGACGCGACACGGTGGCCTTCGTCACCGGAGAGTTGGTCACACGCCACTACACCCGGCCAGAGGGCTACGCATTCAAGGACAAGAGCGCGCCGACTCGATCCGAGTTCCGCGCGCTGCTGCTCCAGCTTCGCAACAGAGAGAGAAGGAATGGCGGATGACTGCTACACACGTACCCCTGTCACCGGAGAATCAGATGGTGCTCGATGAACTGGAGCGAGCGGAAGGCTCGATACCCCGGTATGACGAGAAGATGCCTCTGCCCCCACCGGCGGCCCCCGAGGCCCGAGTGCCTCGACTGTTCCCCTGCAAGTACGGCTGCACTGATGTTGGGCCGTTCACCAACCCCGGCCAACTCGGTCAGCACTACGCGGAGAACCATCCCGAGCACAAGAAGGCCAACGCCAATGCCGAGAAGGTCACTTGCACTTGTGGGCGCACTGTGACACGATCCTCGTGGCGGTATCACATGGAACACATGCACCCCGACGTGCCTCGCTCGGAGTGGAAGAGCTACGAGGCAACGAACATGCAGGGGGAGAAGACAGAAGAAGGGCGAGTGCCGTGTCCGCGTTGTGACAAGACGCTCAAGGACAACGACTCGCTCGGCAAGCACCTGAACCGTGTCCACCACGTCAGCCGCAAGGACCTGGCCGTGATCGACAAGCCCGAGCCTGCCGACGATGACCAGCCGGTGACCATGGATGACATCGTGGTCGGCCTGGTCGAATTGCGCTGGCCGCATCACGTCCCCACCCCGAAGATCAGAGAGATGTTTGCCTGGCGGGAGCATACGGAAAGGTTCCTGAATGGCTAGTCTCCCCGAGCAATTCGAGGGTTTGGACTATCCCGGTCGGCGCAAACCGATCAACCGCGGCAGGGCCGCACCATCACCTGAACGCCCACCGTGGGACGAGCGGCCGTTGTATTACCTGGTCGAAGGCGAGAAGCGTGAGTTCTTCGTCATCGGCCACCTGGCCAAGGCTCTCGGTTACTCGGTGCAGAGCATCCGACTGTGGGAGGACAAGGGCCTGCTCCCACGTTCCCCCTACCGATCACCGCGCACGCGCAAGCCCGTAGCTGGGGGTAGGAGCAATAAGGGCAAGAGACTCTGGACTCGCGAGCAGATCGAGGGTATCTTGCGGATTGCGAAGGCCCATAAGGTGATACTCAACAAGAAGCCACCCACGCCAGCCTTCTCACAGGAGGTCCTGGCGTTCTTCCAGTCCCTCCTGAGGTAGCTACACGATTCACACTTCACACTGGGAGAAACACGATGCCTGCTCCGTCCAAGCGCACTGTGCGCCGTCAAACCGCCTCACCCAAGCCGTCCGAAGACGACGAGGAAGAGGCCCCAACCCGCTCTCGTAGAGCCTCTGCTCCGAAAGCATCCGAAGCCCTCCGCGGCGGATGGTCTGCTGCTCAGGACGTGATGGATTCCACATCAACGTTCGCTCAGACACTCAAGCCGGAAGAGAAGGCCGTCGTCATCAAGTTCTTGGAGGACGACCCGTACGTCAACTACCGACGCCACTGGATCGAGCGCTCTGGCCCGACCGGCAAGATCGTGCGCTCGTACTCTTGCCTCAAGTCGTTCGGCAAGGAGTGCCCGCTGTGCGAGGCGGGGGATCGTGCCCAGGCCGTGGCTGCCTTCAATGTCGCTCTGATCGGTGACGATGGCCACGCGTCGATCAAGTCGTGGGACTGCGGCCCCAAGATTTACAACATCTTGAAGACCTACGCCAACGACCCCAAGATCGCCCCACTGACCCGTGGGTTCTTTCTCGTCAGCCGCTCCGGCAAGAAGGGCAGCGTCAACCACAACATCACTCCGGTCAAGGCCAGCGCCTTGGAAGAGGACTATGACATTCCGGTCCCCGACAAGGAAGAGTTGGACAAGCTGGAGCGGTACACGGCCGACGTGGTGGAGGTTCCGACGCGAAAGTCCCTCGATGAGATTGCGTTGGAGATCGCAGACGAGTACGCATAGGCCATGCGTGCGCCTCGACTCCTGCTGACCGCCCAGCAGGTTGAGGCCGCAGTGGCCCACCTGTCTCAGTTCGATCGCTTCGTCATCGACATTGAGACAACGAGTGTCGATCCACGCACCAACTCGTTGCTGTGGGTCGGCCTCGGTGGGCCGAACTGCGTCTACCTGATCCCCTGCGGTCACCCCAAGGGCAACGTGCTCGTCCCCGAGCACAAAGAGAAGACCGCCGCCTTCATCCACTACGGCCCCGACGACAAGCGTTCGTACACCGGCACCGGCAAGGCGTCGATGCGGATGATCGAGCACACCGTCCCGGCCATCTATGCCTCGCCTCCCGAGCAGTTGTATCCACACCAGGTCTGTGAACTGATCAGGCCACTGCTGTTCAGCGACCGCTTCAAGCTCGGTCACAACGTCAAGTTCGACCTGCAGTCGCTGGCCAAGTACTACGACGGTGTGATACCACCTCCACCGTACGACGACACGATCATCGTGCGCCACGTCCTGTCCGAGGAACTGCAGGAGTATGGCCTCAAGTGGCTGACCTGCGAGTGGTTCGGCGTCCCCAAGGCCCAGCGCAACGAGTTCTACCCGGCCCTCGGCAAACACGGCATAGAGCAGTATGGATTGGATGAAGTCGCTCGATACCTGGCTAAGGACGTGCGTTACTGCTGGCTGATGTTCAACCGCTTCTTCCCGCTGTTGGAGTCGCGTGACCTGCTCGGCGTGTACGCCTTTGAGATGAGCGTCTACCCGGTGATCATGCGCATGGAACAGCGCGGCTTCCGAGTGGACCTGTCGAAGATGGACACCGTGCGCAAGGACTTGGAGCGCCGCATCCACGAGGTCGAGCAGCAGTGCTACATCATGGCCGGTGACGAGTTCTCACTGTCCAACACCGACGCCAAGCGTTGGGTGCTGTTCGGGGAAGACATACCCGAGTTCGGCAAGTCGAAGCGCAAGCTGCACTCGCAGAACCTCCGAGTGCTCCGGCGCACCCCGAAGGAGCAGAAGCCAGCGGTGACCGCCGACGTGTTGGAGTGGTACGCCGACCGGGGCAACAAGATGGCCGAGTTCCTAGGAGAGTGGGCGGAACTGGAGAAGGTGCGGGGAACCTTCATCGAGGGCCTGAGCAGCTTCCTGCGGCCTCACAAGAACGACCTGCCGACGATCCACACCAGCTACAAGCAGCACGGCACAGTGACCGGCCGACTGTCTTCGGCAACGCCCAACCTGCAGCAGCTTCCCCGAGGCTCGACCATCCGCGACCTGTTCGTGGCCGGAGCCGGGAACTTGCTGATCGTGGCCGACTACGACCAGATCGAGTTGCGCTGCGCTGGCTATCTCAGCCAGGACCCAGAGATGATCGCCGTCTTCAAGCGTGGCGAGGACATTCACCGCAGCGCCGCCGCGGCCATGTTCCGGCTCGATCCCGCCGATGTGACTTCCGAGCTTCGCCAGGTCGGCAAGACCCAGAACTTCGCCGTGCTCTACGGCGCTGGCCCCGACAAGATCGCCGCCGTGGCAGGGTGTTCCAAGACCAGGGCCGAGGAACTGATCAAGGGCTACTTCCAGACCTTCCCGGCGTTGGAAGAGTGGAAGTACAAGGAACTGCAACGTGCCCGTAAACGTGGCGACCGGGCCAACCCGCTCCACGATCCGCCGCGTGTCGTGATACCCCCGAACGGGCGACTCCGCAGGTTACCGGACCTGTTTGAGTTGCAGGAGGATTGGATACGGTACCGCGCCGAGCGCCAGGCGATTAACGCCATCGTCCAGGGATTCGCTGCCAACATCACCAAGCTGGCGATGCTCTCCTTGGAGGATTCACTTCCTGATGATTCGGCAATGCTCGCTCAGGTGCACGATGAGATTGTTGTCTTGGCTCCCGAGGGTAGGACAGCGGTCGTGCTCCCCATTGTGGTCAGGACTATGGGCGATATCGTTCATCCCGAGACAGGAGAGCCGATCCTTGGAGAGATACCACTGGTGGCTTCGGCGGCGACGGGAACTAGCTGGGCAGCAGCAAAGGCAGCGGCATGAATTGGCAGATGGCTGTGAGGCTGGTGTGTTACCGTGTCTGCCGGTGGACACTTTACTTCGTGACGACCTCGACACCCGTATCCTCGACATCGCTGATGAGCTTGCCGAGCAGTTCGTCGCGGACATGCACACCGCGGAGAGCGAGGGCGACCTTGTGCTCGCACTTGCGGGTCTCCAGCTTCACTTTCTGTCGCGGACGGCGAGGCTGTTGAGTGGCTGACTCGGACTGGTACCGCAACAAGCTCGCTTCGCTGCGGGGGAACGCACCCAATCCCCCGCAGCGAGCGCCGTACCAGCCGCAGCAGTTCATCGGGCAGAACCGCGGGCAGCCGAACCAGATGCAGCCGATCCCGCAGCACTACCAGCCGCCGCAACCACAGGAGCCGGTGACGATCCAGAACCTGTGGGGGGCGATGAGCTTCTGGCGTGGCGGCAAGGCCCATCAGATCGACCGTGAGCCGTGCCCCGAGTGCGGCAGCAACCAGTATTACTCGCGTGCCGGTGGTGCCCGTCGTGGACCGCCTCCGGCACCACACTGTTACAACTGCGGCTTCAACGGCGGGCTGTTTGAGCAGGGCGATCCGACAACCTGGGGCGCTACCACCAACTGACCCCGGTATCAGGGGAACGTTCATCATTCCATCAAAGGTTTGATACCTTATGCCGGTGCCAGAGACGATCGAAGAGATCATTGCGTCAACCAACAAGAAGGCCAAGCGACAGGTTCTGTTCCACGGCAGCGAGTTGAAGCGGCTGACCTACGCGCGGTGCACCACCGGCTGCCTGAGCTTCGATCTGATGCTCGGTGGGGGCTGGCCGATGAACGGCATCAATGAGATAGTCGGGTATGAGTCGATGGGCAAGACGACCATCTCGATGAAGACCGTCGCCGCACAGCAGGCGCTGAATCCTGACCATCACACGGTGTGGGTCGCCGCTGAGGACTTCGACTTCGCCTACGCGATGCAGCTTGGTGTCGATGCCGATCGGATGACCTTCGTGTCCACCAACGTCATGGAAGAGGCCTACGAGTCCTGTGATCGAGTGCTCAAGGCCCGAGCCTGTGACGCCGTGATCATCGACTCCCTCCCGGCACTGATGCCCTCGGAAGAAGACGACAAGACGATGATGGAATCGACGGTCGGTCGCAGCGCCTTGTTGACCAACAAGTTCATGCGCAAGGTGCTGTACTCATCCGGCCGCTCGATGGTCGAGCACGATCGCAACGTGCTGGTGCTGCTGATCAACCAGTGGCGTGAGCGTGTCGGCGTGATGTACGGCGACCCGCGGACGACACCGGGAGGCCGGGGCAAGAACTACACCTTCCTGACCCGAGTCGATGTGACCCGTGACGAGTGGCTGAAAGAAGGTGACCGTCTCGTCGGCCAGACGATCAAAGCGCAGACGATCAAGAACAAGACACACCCGCCGCGACGGATCGGCACCGTGGACTACTACTTCGACCACTCTGACCCCTTCCAGCCTGGCGAATACGACCTGACCCGCGACGTGTGGGACGTGGCCATCGAGACGGGTGTGATCGAACGCAAGGGAGCCTGGTATCACTTCAAGAGCAAGCGTTGGAACGGCAAGGAGGCGGTGTGGAAGGACATGAAGGCCGACCCCAAGCTCGTCGCCGCTCTCGATACCGAGGTAAGGAGAGAAGTTCTCGGCATCGAGCCTCCTCCGGCGGCCTCTTCTCGTAAACGCACGGTGAACAGGAAGTGAAGGCATGGCAACAGCAGGAGCGCCGAGTGGTCAAGCGTCGTGGTGGGCGGCAACAGCCTGGATCGGGTTCTGGGTGGCGCAAGCCCAACGACGTGCGCGAGAGCAGGGTGCTGTGGGAGATGAAGAAGACGGCCAACAAGACGATCAGCGTCAACCTCACCGACTGGGACAAGGTTCGCTCCAACGCGTTGCTCTCCGGCCGCATGCCTGCGATGCACCTAGAGCTTGGCACCGGCTCCAAGCTCCGTCGCCTGGTCGTGATCAGTGAAGATGACTTCGATGAGATGATGCCGCCGTGACGCGCGTACTCAAGACCACTGCTCAGCAGCGCTACAAGGACACCTTCAAGGACGATGGTGTTGTGTTACCAGCGATGGAGCGCCACGTCATGCGTCAGCTTGCCACCAAGGCTCCCGACCTGACCCAGGACTACATGCACCCCAGTGAGATGTCCAAGCCCAACTGGTGCGGACGCCACGACTACTACCGGATTAGTGGCCTGCCGCCCGAGGGAGAGGGCCTGGCCAACCCGAGCTTCAGGATGAGCAACGCCTTCAGCGAGGGCCACACGATCCATGAGAAGTACCAGCGCTGGCTGTGGGAGATGGGCGTGCTGTGGGGGATGTGGGAGTGCAGGGAGTGCGGCCACGTCTTCGGCGCGCTGTCGCCTACCGAGTGCCAGTTCTGTCGCAGCGAGCGGCTGACCTACCGCGAGGTGGCACTGCGTCGAGAGCGCATCAAGGTCGAAGGACACAGTGATGGAGCGGTGCACCGCCTCGATGACTGGTCCGGCCTCATCGAGGTCAAGTCGATCGGCATCCAGACCATCCGTTTCGAGGCCCCGAGGCTCTACAACCGCTACATGGACGGCAACGAGACGCTGGAGTCGCTGTGGTGGAAGATCAACCGGCCCTTCGCATCGCATCTCAAGCAGGGCCAGTTGTACCTGTGGCTGGCGTGGCCGCGCTACGAGCAAATCTGCTTCATCTACGAGTCGAAGTTCAATCAGGCGACCAAGGAGTTCGTCGTCACCTACAACAAGGACATGATCGCCTCCATCTTGGAGACGGCCAAGGAAGTATCACAATGCCTGCGGGTTGGGATGACTCCCGATAGGCCGATATGGGCAGAAGACTCGACGGGTAGGGTGTGCCGCTCGTGTGAGTACCGGAGAACATGCTGGGATTTGGGAGAACTGGATGAGCCAACGAAGACGAACGATTCCCCGGTCAGAGTCCGGCGAGCGAACTCCGCCCGCCGCAAGCGGACTCTTCAGGCAGCCGCCGTTCGACCTGCCTGACCTTCCGCAGGACCTGACGATGATGAGCGACAGCAAGTTGATGCAGTTGTTCTCGGAGTACACGGCGTGGCAGAACTTCGCCGCCACCCAACAGGCCGAGGCTGAGGTCGAAGAGGCCCAAGCCGACGCCAAGGTGCGCTACGTCGAGGCCCAGGCAATGGTATCTCAATGGGGCGGTGCCAAGGACAAGGTGACGGTGGCCAAGGCCGAACTGACGCTCAACGATGAGGTCGAGAAGACTCGCCAGGCTGCGCTTGTCGCCTACGCCAAGCGCAAGATGACCCAGGTGATGCACACCAACTGCGAACGCGCCGTGTTCGTGGTCAGCAGAGAACTGTCTCGGCGCATCGGCAACGCCGGAAGTGAGCGAAGGAGCAATCGTTGGACCCCGTGAAGATCACCGATCCGGTGTTGGATACAGACAACAAGTACATCGTCTTCCGCAAGCCGGAGGCGCTGCTCGTCTCTGACGGCTTCATCACCTTCAAGGTGGAGTCGGTGGTGCCGGACGCTGTTGTGATACGACGCCAGGACCTGTTCGCTTCTCCGGCCCTGGCTTCCTACGCAGCGAGCATCGCCATTGCCATTCGTGTGGCCGAGTCCCATCAGGACATGGCTTTGGTGAGCCAACTGTTGCGTGTGGCCGACTACTTTCAACGGCAGAGTGAACTCGCTGCTGATGAGGGTTGGAAGTTACCGGACGTATGAGATACCTGCTGCTGCTCTTGGCGCTGAGTGCCTGTGGAGTAGCAGTTGGTGACAAACCGGAGAAGGTGACGATCTGCCACATCCCACCAGGCAACCCAGCCAACGCCCATACGATCGAAGTCTCCCCGAACGCTGTGCCCGCCCACCTGGCCCACGGCGACCATCTCGGGCCGTGTCTGCCGAACGAGACGACAACGACAACGGAGGAACCGACATCGACAAGCACAACGACCCCGGTGCTACCCACTACTACGGTGACGGTTGTGACGACGACCACGGTCGTGCCGACCACCCCCTCGCCATCCCCAACGTCCACCACATCGTCATCAACGACGCTGGTGAGTACGACGAGCACGACGACAAGCTCGACAGCCTCATCGACCGTGCCGTCGAGTACTACACCGCCGTCGAGTACTACGCCAACGACGACCCCAGTCGGCCCGACACTGCCGGGGACTAGATGACACTCTGCGATCTGTGCACGTCGTATGTCAACGAGTCGTACACCTTCGGCAAGAAGGTGTTTCATCCCAAGGAGCGACCGTGCGACCATGTAGAGCCAGCGAGGAAGTCGAACGAACCGGACGAAGAAGTGTGGAACAAGCTCAAGCAAGCGCAGGAGGAAATCTGTGATCCTCGGAGTTGACCCTGGCCTCAGTGGTGCTGTGGCTGCTCTGTTCTACGACGGCGGGCTGGCCTGGGTGCGCGACCTGCCGGTGGTGGACAAGAACATCAACGCCACCGAGTTCTCCCATCTGCTGCGGGAGCACGACATTTCTCTGGCGGTGGTCGAGCAGGTTCACTCGATGCCCAAGCAGGGCGTGGCCGGGGTGTTCAAGTTCGGCAAGGGCTACGGCCAGATACTCGGCGTGCTCGCCGCTCATGAGATACCAATCGCAGAGCCGACACCGACGCAGTGGAAGACGGCGATGAACCTCTCCAAGGACAAGGAACTGAGCCGAGCCATGGCGATCAAGACCTGGCCGAGCATGGCTGAGTTCTTCAAGCTCAAGAAGCATGATGGCCGCGCCGAGGCGGCGCTGATGGCGCTGTGGTACCTGCGCAAGACTTCTTCGTTGCCCGAGCGCGTGGATACACCGACCCGTCTCGCACCCGTCACCACCGAGAAGCGCTCGCGGTCGATTCCTCGGAGGTCCATAGCCGGGTAAGGGTCGGGTGATACCCTCCTATGGACTGGAGCACTGGAGGAACACCTGATGAGCGTTGCCGACCTACAAGAACGTGAGGTCGAGAACCTGATCCGGGTGTCAGCGACGACTCCTCCACAAGCAGTTGCCAACTCGATCTTCAAGGTCATCTTCGAGCAGCAGACCATGCCGATCATCCGCGCCATCGGGGCCGGAGCGGTGTGTCAAGCGTGCAAAGGCATCGCCATAGCGCGCGGTCTGGTGGCCACCAGAGGGCGCGATCTCGCCACCACTGTCGGTTTCGACACGATCAAGGGCAACTCGGGAACCGACATCAGCGCGCAGACCTTCCACCTCTTCCTGAGGTAGGCCATGGGTCGCTTCACTGGCGTCTTCCGAGGTAAGGCAGTGCAGGTCAACGGCCTGTCGATCACCGCCTTCGTGCCCCAGGTGTATGGCGAACAGCCCATCGTGGTCAGCGACTTCATCGGAGACGTTCCGGCCGACCCCGGCATGGGTTGGGTCCTGTTCCAAGCAGGCAACCCCGAGTTCCCGGTGTGGATCGGCAAGCTCGCCAGCGCTGGTGATGGTGGTGGCACTGGCGGCGGCACCAACGAGGTTTGGATCGGCCCCAGTGATCCGATCCCAGCCAACCCGACCATCGAGTTGTGGTACGACGAGGACGAGACACCAGGCGGCGGCCTGCTCCCTCCCGGTGGCACGGCAGGGCAGGTACTGACCAAGAACACAGCCACTGATTTCGACACTGGTTGGAGTACGCCGGTATCGCTGATCATGAGCGGCACGGAGGCTGCCAAGCCAGGGGTTCCTTCACCGGGCACTCAGTACTTCGCCCTCAACACTTGGCGTCAGTGGCTCTTCGACGGCACCGGCTGGATCATCATGGAAGAGCCGGTCCAGACCAGCTTCAACTCAGTCATCGGTGCGACCACAGGCACTATCACAACAGTGGGAGCCAAGACGTTCAGCTACCGTCGATCGAACGGCAGTTGCTTCTGGGACGCCGACGTGACCATCACCACTGTTGGCACGGCTGCTGGCTTGCTCACTATGACGCTGCCGTTCGCCGTTCCTGCTGGCACAGCCTTCATCGGCAACGGTCGTGAAGACGCCTCGACTGGCAACCTGCTGCAGGTCAAGGCCACCGGAACGACGGCCAGCGTGGGCACCTACAACAACGCTTTCCCAGGAGGCAATGGTATGCACCTGATCATGAGCGGTCGCTACCGGATGCTGACGGGGTACTCCTGATGGGCGTTCTCAAGGCACGCGTCGGCGGTGTCTGGGTTCCTGTCGGAGCAGGGCAGGACGAACAGGTCCAGGCATACCGCCATATCCAGACCACACCGGCCACGGTGTGGAGCATCGACCACGGCCTCAGCTTCTACCCCCATGTGACAGTCGTTGACTCATCGCATCGCGAAGTGTTCCCCGACCACATCGACTTCCCATCCGCAACGACTGTCGTCGTGACCTTCACCGCCTCTGTCGGCGGCGAGGCGTATCTCTCCTAGGGGGCACCATGGCTGTCTATTACGGCGTCATCGACCTGTCGAAGAACGAGCTTCGTAACGCAGCGATCCACAACCTGCCAGCGGCTCCGAGCGCTCCGGTCAAAGGTCAGGTGTACTTCGACACCACCACCAATGTTCTCTACTGGTGGAACGGCACGGTGTGGGTTGCGGCTCAGGCCAGTGCACCGGCCACCACTGTCACCACGCAAGCGATCGGTGACGCACCTGTTGTCGGGGTGGGTCCCAACTTCGCTCGTGAAGACCATAAGCACGGCATGCCTGCCTTCGGAGCGATCACCACCGAGACGACCTTCGGAACCTCATCCGGCAATGGCGTTGCTGCCACGCTCGCTCGCGCCGATCACACACACGGCAACCCGGTCCACGATGCCACGGCGCACGCCACCATCCCGCTGTCGGCGCTGGCTGCAGCAACCGGCTCCGTCAACATCGGCAGCCAACGCTTGGTCAACGTTGCCGATCCTGTCTCGGCCACCGATGGTGCCAACAAGCAGTACGTGGACAACGCCATCGCCGGTCTGTCGTGGAAGGACTCAGTGCGCTGTGCTTCGACCGGCAACCTTGGCCTGACTGGCCTTGCTGCCATTGATGGTGTCACACCAAGCGCCAACGATCGAGTGCTCGTCAAGAACCAGACCACTCCGGCGCAGAACGGCATCTATCTCGCCCAATCCGGGGCGTGGACCAGAGCACTCGACGCCGACGCTGCCAACGAGCTTGAAGGCATGGCCGTCTTCGTCAATGAGGGCACAGTCAACGCCGACACATCATGGGTGTGCACCGCCAACGCACCGATCACCGTTGGAACCACTGCTCTGCCCTTCTCCCAGTTCCAAGGCAGTGGCACCTACAACGCTGGCGCAGGTCTCGTCCAGAACGCCAACGCCTTCGACGTGGTTGCTGGTGATACCAGCCTGACGGTGAGCGCTGATGCCGTCATCGTCAACACCGCCGTCATCGCCACTCGGGCCTACGTGGATACGGCGGTAACAGGAGTCACCAAGAAGTTCGCCGCCGCACTCACCGGCACCATTGCCTATGCCACCGGCGAGGTGGTCACCCACAACCTGAACACACGCGACGTGGATGTGTCGGTGGTCAACGGCAACAGTCCGTGGGCCGCTATCGGAGTGGACTGGGAAGCCACCTCGCTCAACACCGTGACGATCCGCTACAACCCGAACATCGGTGCCGGGTATCGAGCCGTGGTGATCGGCTGAGATGCCTCGTTCATTCGGCACCACCAACTCTGCGCCGTATGCCAGCGCGCCTGCAGTTGGTCCTGCCGGTGACACCTACTTCAACACCACCAACAAGATTCTGTACGTCTCGGATGGGACCACTTGGAATGATGCCGGAGGCTCAGGCAACGAGGTCACCGTCGCCCCTGACGATCCGATACCGACGTATCCGAACACCGAACTGTGGTATGACACGGACGCCCCGGCGAGTGTGGCTCCCGGTGCCGGTGTGCCTGCCGGAACCATCGCCCAGACCATCTGCGTGGTCGCCCCGACCGGCTGGCTGTTCCTCGACGGCTCGGTCATCACCAACGGGCAGACTCTCTACCCCAACTTGTGGAGTGTGATACCAGCGGCTTGGAAGAGCGGTGCCAACATCATCTTCCCCAACGCCAGCGGTCGTGCGTTGGCGTGTGCAGGTTCCGGAGCGGGACTGACAGCCAGGGCGCTCGCTGCCGTTGTCGGCACGGAGACGGTGCAACTGACCGCCGCTGAATCAGGAATGCCAGCGCACACTCCGACCGCTTCGTCCACCAACACCAACATCGACCACAACCACTCCGCCTCAGCAGGAGGGATCACTGCCAACCACACGCACAACCCCAACACTGGGACCTTGCTGACCGCAGTCGGTTCACCCTCGTCGTGGAACTTCGGTGACGGCATCAGTGGCGGTTCGGCCTACGTGCTGTATGCGACGACGACCTCGCTTGGAACCGTGACTTCGGACCATGGTCACGGCATCACCGTGAACTCGACATCGGGATTGACGCACAACCACCCGATCACTGTCGCCCAGGTGCCCGCGGTCGGTGCTGCAGCGGCGCACAACAATATGCAACCATCCATCTTCTTCAATGTGATGATCAAGACGTGAGGTACTGATGGGAGTCCTACGAGCACGCGTTGGTGGCACCTGGGTGGACATCGCTGGCAGCAACGATGAGGTCTACGTCGGTCCCGATACGCCGGTCGATACCGTGACCGAACTTTGGTATGACACCGATGAGACTGGTCCGCTGACACCACCATCGGCAGGGATGCTCAAGGCCAAGGTCGGTGGGACATGGGTGCCGGTGGCTGCAGCAGGCAGCGGTGGGGGCAGTGATGAAGTCTCTATCAGCGCTACCGATCCGATCAGCACTGCTCCGACGACCGAGTTGTGGTATGACACTGACGACGTGATGAGCGGCGCGCCGATGAACCGGCAACTGTGTACTTCAACGACTCGTCCCGTTGGCTATGACGGCTTGGAAATCTACGAGAGTGATACCAAGCGGGCCTACATTCATAACGGGATCAGTTGGGTGCTCAGCTTCGCTCCACCGTCCGAGCGCGTCTACGGCAAGACATTCGCCCCAGGCTCAACCCTCTCGGCAGGTACGGGCGGCGGTTATACCGACTGGATGACACTCGACGCCGCAGTGCCGGTGCCGGTGTGGGCAACACGTTTCCGGTTCATGGTCAATGTCACCTATCTGCTCTTCGCCACGGCAGGTGGCAACATCTACGGCGTGCGACTTGCTCTTGGTACGGCGTTCAGCACTGGGTTCAACTTCGATGACGCCAGCAAGAGTCACTTCGACCTGGCGTTCAACGAGATTCTGAGCACTGTCAACCCTGGCACCAATCAGTCGCTGCGTGTTCAAGCAAACCGAGTTGGCGGTACTGGCACCTGGTCTGCTGGTACCTTTGGCACGACTGTTGGTATCACAATAGATTGGCTGCCGTAATGGGAGTCCTCCGAGCCAGAGTCGGTGGTGCGTGGGTCGATATCGGTGGCGATCGCGACCAGGTATGGGTCAACCCCAGCGCCCCGACCGACCCCAACATCGAGTTGTGGTACGACACCGACGCACCGAGCCTGCTCGCTCCGGCGGTCTACGCCGGTCGCAATCTGCTCAACAACGGTCAGATGGCTGTCAACCAACGACAGGTCACATCGGTCGCAGCGCTCACTTCCAACGTTCCGGCTGCCGATCGACATTGGATTCAGAACAACGGCATCGGCACCATCGCTTGTTCCTACGTCCAGAACATCCCGGCCAACTTCAGTGTTGAAGTGCCAGCAGGACGGCCACGGCCCGGTCAGATTCAATACCTCTCGGTGGCCACCGCCGAAGCGGCGGGAGCCTTGGCAGCGGGCGATTACTTGCGTTGGCAGCAGGCCATCGAGGGCATCAATCTGCAACATCTCGGGTGGGGGACTCCGCAGGCACAACCAGTGACGGTGAGCTTCGATGTCTACTCCAGCGTCGCGAGCACCTTCGTCGCAGAGTTGTACCGCATCGAGACTCAGGCCCGCCATTCCGCGCAGACGTTCACTGTCGTCGCGGGTTTCCAAACAGTGACGATGACCTTTCCCGGTGACCAGACCACATTGGTCACCAACGACAGTGGTGCACGGCTGTACCTGTTCATCTATCTCGGTGCCGGATCGAACCTGACCAGTGCAGCGCTGTCGCTGCCATGGCGCAACTTCGTGGCCGGAGCCGAAGCAACCGGGGTGTCCAACAACTGGGCAGCGGGGGCGGGCAGCGTCTTCGCGCTCACCAATATGCAGCTTGAGGTTGGCGCTGCGGCCACGCCGTACGAGGTTCGCTCCATCAGCGATGAACTGCGCGACTGCCAGAGGTATTTCGAGCGGATCGGCTCCACCCTGGAAGCAGTCACACCGTTCGGTGTCGGGATGAACTACAACACCAACACTTGTGTCGCGGTGGTTCCTTTCCTTGTCCGCAAGCGAGTCATCCCTACGGTCACCTATGCCGCCGCAGCGCTGTTCTCGCTGTACACCTCGGCAGGTGCAGTCGTCGCCCTCAACTCGATCACGACGCATTCAGGAGGTACCACAGCGGTGCTGGTGACCTGCGGGACCAACGCCACCCAGGTCGCCGGTGATGCGACGATCCTGCGCGGCAACAACAACACCTCAGCGTTCATCGACGTGTCGGCGGAAATCTGATGGGCGTTCTACGAGTCAAGGTTGGTGGCAACTGGGTGGACGTTGGCGGGAGCAACGACCCCCTCTGGGTCGATCCCCTTGCCCCATCCGATCCGAACTACGAACTGTGGTATGACACTGGTGCTTCCAGCATGATCAGTTCGGCAGGGTCAGGACCGGAAGCGTCTCGGCCAGCAGCCAGCACGCTGACGAGCGGCCTCCATTACTTTGCCACCGACACCGGGCGAGAGTTTGTGTGCGATGGCACCGGCTGGATATGCCTGTATGAGCCGCTGCAGACCTACGCCCCGGCGACTACCAACATCAGTTTCGGTGCTTCGACCACCATCGGCGGCAAGTACGTCCGCAGAGCAGGACGATGTATTGGCAAGATTCTCTTCTACATGGGAGCGTCAGGGACAGCGGCAGTGATGGGCACTGGGCCGTTGCTTGGAGTTCCGTTCCCACCCGCCACCGATCTGGGGTTCAACGATTCCGATGGTGGCAACTCGGTGATGATCTACGACGCCACCGGCCCGAGGTTCTACGGGACCACGTACCAGTCGGGCAGCAACCTCGGCATCCAAGCCTTTACCGTCAGCGGCACGGCTGTGATCGGCAGCACTGTTACGGCCAGCGTGCCGATGGTCTGGGCCTTCGGTGACTACATGTTCGTGAAGTTCGACTATCTGATGAACACGCCGTACCTATGAGGATGATCTGATGGGCGTCTTACGAGTCAAAGTTGCTGGGCAATGGGTTGACGTAGCCGCCAGCGCGATCGTTCCCGGTCGCAACAAGGCAGACAACGGGGCGATGAACATTGCTCAGCGCGGCCTCACAGCGTTGACAGGTGTTGCTACCGATAGCGGTCAGCGCTTCGTTGACCGACATTACTTTCGCAACTCTGCGCTTGGTGTGATGACATACCAGACACAGGTCGATGGGCCACCCAACACCGGGATCATGCAGTGCTTTGAAGTGGTGGTCACCACTGCTGATGCCGCTCCGGCAGCAGGTGACTACGGCATCTTTGCTCACGCCTTGGAGGGCCTGAACGTTCAGGACTTGTTGTGGGGCACGCCCAGCGCTCTGCCGGTCACGGTGTCGTGGTATCAGAAGACGAACTACCTCGGGCCATTCATTGCTGAGATATTCCGCAACGACGCGGCGCAACGTTCGATGTCAATCCTGGTTCCGGCGAACACCACATCGGGAGTGTGGCAACGGCGTTCTGTCACCTTCCCCGGTGACCTCACCGGAGTGATCACCAACGACAACGCTGGACGATTCGTCTTCCAGATTTGGGCTGGAGGTGGCTCGACCTACACAGGTGGAGCCTTGTTGCAAACTACCTGGGCAGCGGTGGTCAACAACCAGCGGGCTGTCGGCGTCGGCAACCTGGCAGCAACCCTCAACAACTACCTGCGCATCACCGGACTGCAGATCGAGATCGGAGCGAACGCTTCGCCGTTCGAGATGAGGAACTTTGCCGACGACCTGGCGCGCTGTCAGCGCTATGCGTTCTATCCCGGCTACAACGTGCCGACCGGGAACTACGTCCACTGCGGCGCTGGGCAGGGTGTGAGCACGGCATCGACAGTGATGACTCATCAGTTCCCGGTGACGATGCGGGCCATCCCAGCGCTGGATATGAACTTCACTGCGTACACCAACTACTCATGCCACGATCGTGTCGGTGCCGCCGGGAACTGTACGAACATCACTGCCGATGTCAACATGACGCCGACAACAGGAGCCGTGACGACTGCCAACACGGCGGCGTCGATAGTCGCCAACCGTCCATACCACTTGCTCAAGAACTCGGGAAACGCTGGGTGCCTCGGATGGAGCGCTGATATCTGACAGGCGTGCGTGATACTACGGTATGGGTGACACACCAGGAGGTGGCCATGCAACGTGAAGAAGCGGACCCCGATCGGCAACGTGATGACCAGTACGACCGGGAATGGCAAGAGCGTGAAGACGACCGGCTGAGGGAGCGCCACGGGGCGAGCTACAACATCACTCAGAAGCGCGCCGCCCAAGACCCCAACAACATGGCCCACGGTGGCCGTCGTCCGGCTGGTAGCAACGTGACGCTCACCAACACCAGTGCGGCCGACGTTGCCGGGAGCGCTCGCCCGGTGCCGATGGGCTGATGCCCGCCCAACAGAGCTTCACGCCGTGGGGCGGTCGTCCGTACCCGCAGGCTCTCGACGCACCCTTCCGCGTGGCCGAGACGTTCGGCCCGTTGCCGTTCGCTCACAACTATCTCGATGCCGTGCGGATGAACTGGCGGCGCACGCCGGAAGCCACGTATCCAGACGGCTACTTGGGGACGATCAACACGCGTCGTCAGGACCGGCTGCTCGATGGACTCAAGGCCCGCAGTCAGCAGCGTCCGTACACGCGTGGCATCCACAAGGGCGAGCGCATCGACAACCGCGACTACTTCTGGCCCAAGGAGTTCAACCTGTGGTCCGGCTTGGAAACGGAGGCAGCCGGACTGCGCTTTGCCCCGCCAAACCTGGGAGCCGAGTTGGAGTACGAGCGCTATCCCACCGACCGCAACCACCAAGGTCCTCGTAGTGTCGCCCAAGGCAACCGCTACCCCGACACGCAGGCCCGAGCAGCGCACCTGCGCACCCTGGCTCCGTCGTGGAGCAGCGGGCGTGGAAACCCTGGTATGGCTGTTCCTTACCCAGGTCGTTGATGTGCGCTCGTTTACCGGAACTGAGTTGAGGGAACTCAGTGTTACAACATCACCGAAGCACGGTTGATGAAAGGAGGCGCTGTGATAGCAGTGCTTGGAGACATCATGCAGGGCAAGACGGGGTTCGCGGATGTGATGTTCCTCGTTGCCTTCATTCTCTTCCTGATCGAGACTCTGATCAGGCTCGTACGCCCAGCGCAGTGGGTGTACGACGGCCTGCTACTCTGCGCTGGATTGGCCGCAATAGCCCTCGGCTTTCTGGCCCTTTGACAACCGAAGGAGACACCAATGTCAGATGTGACAACGCCCGCCGAGGACCCTCTGGCCCCGGCACCCCGCACCACCGAAGGTGAAGGCCCACACCAAACCGTGAGCCTGATGCCCGAGGACAAGGACCTCGGCCCGCACTTCCCGAGCGGGATGAACACCGTCGAGGCAGCGCTCGCCGGAGCGACCGCGGGAATGTCCGAAGCCGAGATCGCCAAGGTCAAGGGTGAAGCGCCCGCTGTCGATCCGCTCACCGGCTCTCGGGCCATCGGCCCGTCCGGCACCGCCGAAGGGGAAGTTCCCGAAGCGCCAGCCGAAGGGGAAGAGTTCGACCCCGGTGGCTACACCATCGACCAAGTTCTCGCCTACGTGGACGCCAATCCAGACGAGGTGGACAGCGTGCTCGCCGCTGAAGAAGCGGGCAAAGCAAGAAGCACACTCATCACTCAACTGGAGGCACGCCAAGCATGATCCACACACCCACAGAGCCAGAGCCAACCGAGCCAGAGCCGGACGACGGCGGGAACGACGGCTGATACCTCGGTATCACGTCAACTCGTGAGCTAGCCTGCGGGACGTGGCCGTCCGAGTAGATCGAGAAGTCTTCGACCCCTTGGCAGTCGGCTCGACAGCCGGAGGAATCCGGTTCGTGGATGACGGGTCACGGCAACCGCCGTGGATACCACGCCCGTTCAGCACGAAGAACGAATACATCGCATCGGAGGCCTTGCGCCTGATGGAGGTACCTGCAGAGGTTCTCCGTCAGGTGCGGCCTCCGATGCTCATTGACCCCTTCCCACAGGTGATGGGCTATGACACCACGCCGCTGACGATCGAGCAGGTGTTGCAGACCGACCGCTGGGCACCCAAGCAGCGCTCGTTCGTGTCAGGGATCGCTACCTCGCCACGGCACGCCGACCTGCAAGAGGACATGTGGTCCGGCACAGCGCGTAATGTTGTCTCGACGCCCAATCCTGCGGGATGATCGGAGAACCCATGAAGAACGAAACACGCAGCATGACTGCCGACTTCGCACAGGGCACCGTCGATGAGACGTACATCTCGATCGCTCCCGATCGCGGCGGCTCGATCGACCACCGTCCCTACGATCGGCTGACTTGGCCTGCTTATGGTCAGGCGGAGCGGCATATCGACCCACCGTTCTTGGAGGCCCACATCCGTCGTGCGGGCCTCCCGACAGAGCGCAAGGCACCGCTGTCGCGCTGATGCGTGAGCGGCAGCGGGAACAGTTCGCACAAGGTGCCGGTATCACTCAGCCCCTGCCTGCCCTGACCTGCTCGACGTGCGGCTTCTCATCGGAGAACCGCAAGCTCTTCAAGCGCGAAGGTGACGGTCACACCTGCTCGACCGGCCACTACACCGATGGTGAAGGCACTCAGAAGCGAGCCAAGAATCCCTACGCAAGGGGAGGCTGAGATGGCCAGGATTCAACCCCGTTCCCAACCGCAGTTGCCACTGCTCAACATGCCTGCCGAGACGAAGGCACCAGAGGTCACGCCTGGCCCTGGTATGACACCATCCGGCCCCTACCTGCCGCCCCGACAGACTTCACCACGACGGCCCGAGCAGTTGCCGATGTTCATGTCGGCCCGTGACATCATGACCAACTACCAACCGTTGGAAGGCGACCGCTCGCTCGCCTACGACCCTCGGGAAGGTGAGACGACCGCTCGCCCGTACACCACGGCAGGCCAGCCCAACCCGCGGCTGACGACGCGCGACGTTGCCACCGGCTATGGCTGGGCGCATCACGTCATGAACACTGGCGACACTCACTACCGCTCCAACGAACAAGAAGAGACAGACGAGCAGGTCTGGGATCGCAAGCTGGACGAGTCCAAGCTGACGCTCGCTGACTACCACGAGACACACTCAGGTGGCTTCTACGGCAAGAACCGCACGCCGGGTTGGAACACCATCATGGAGCGCAGCAGCGCCCCCTCAGCGGAGTACAAGACCGGGCACACCGACACGTTCGATGACCGGCAACTCGATCAGGCCGACTATGTGCAGCGTCACCAAGAGGCGCACTGGATGGCCAGGGACGAGAACGAGAACGACTCGCTGCACGGCATGCTGAGCCGAGCCATGGAGCCTGGCGGCGAGGGCTTCACCGGCCACGTTCGTCTCGGTCAGCAGTTCGGTCCTTCGGGCAAGCGGATGATTGCCGGTGCCCACCACCGCATCGCGATCATGAACGACATTCAGCCCGATCGCCTGCTGCCAGTGCTGCACACGCAGAGCGTTGCCGAGGCCAAGAAGGGGCGGGAAGCTGCGGTCTACCCGTACGACTGATACCTTGGTATCACCATGCCACGTCTCGTCACCTGCCACTTCTGCAAGATTCTCCAGCGCATGCCGGACGTTCACCCCAAGACACCGCTGATCCCAGCAGTCTTGGAATGGACGAGCGGCGAGCGCTACGTCTACAAGGACGAGGACGGCCACGCCGTGATGGTCCCGGCCTATGACCCGATGATGGAGGACTTCATCTCCAAGCATGAGCATGGCCGCGACGAGAGCGCAGTGATCGGCGGGATGATCCAGGTCTACCAAGTCGATCAGAAGACGTGGGACTCGGTGGATATGGTCACCAAGATTCGCGATGAGCTTCACGCTCAGAACGACGCTTGGTACGAAGACCGTGACGAGTACCGCACGGCGGCCACCAAGTGCTACAACGACCACGGCAATCCGGACCTTGGAACGGGATGCCGCGACTACATGGACGACTCCAAACGATTCGGGCCAGCGACCTACAACGCCGAGGGTCGTACTATCACAGTGCCTCCCAAGTTCCGGCAGTACCTGTGCTATCTGTGTCCCTATCAGTCGGCGTTCATCAACGTCGAGCTTCGACGCAGGAAGGGGTACTACAAGTGACCGCGCGCTTCTCGATCGACTACAGCTACGCCACCGACATTTGGAACTTCGGCTACGCCCCCGACAGCCCCTACGGCCTCACCGAGGGCGTCTTCGATCTTCCCGGCCTGCCTCCTGATGGTGACTGGGTGCTGCTGGCCACAGTGTTCCACTTGGACCCCAACTCGGCAGCGGGCCTGTTGGTCCTCGCTGACGGCCACGAGTATCAACTGCTCAACACCTGGGACGAGAGCTTCCTCATCGAGGACCCTGCGCTCACGGTGACGTTCCGGCCCGAGCGGACGACACTGCGCATCGACTATCGCGACGGCGAGTTGGCGATGTACGTCGGCACCGATCCCGAGTGGGATCACGTCGCTCAGATCGCCGTCGATGTGGTGACCGATACCGGGTTGATACTCCGCTATGCCGATGAGTCGGTACGCGCCGCGGCGATGCTCGAAGCGGCCCGTCTCCTACCCGGTCACTGGGAGGACTACGACACCCTCACCGAAGTGGAGATGGCACCAACCCCGCCACCGATCGAGGCCCGAGTCTCAGTCGTGCAGGCCGCCACCACCAGCAACGAGCCGATGGTCTATGCCCTCGTTGGGGCACCCTACGGCGACATGGAGTTCGACATCGGCAAGTCGTGCAGGTGGTTGGAGTACTTCAGCGACCAGATGTTCGTGCTCGACGTGAACCTCGGTGACCCGCGCTACTGGATCGTCAACTGGGCGCTGACCTTCCCCAACTCCGAGCACGCCGTGACGAGCATCAACTTCTTCTCCCGGCCGGTGGAGTTCCGCAAGGAGCAGTTCAATCGCGCTCAGCAGTTCTACGAGATGGACGACGAGGCCTGGGTGTTGTTCATCGACGGTACCGAGGGCCTGAGCTTCGACAACTCGACGCTGCCCAATGACTACGCCTCGATGCCATTCATGTCGTGGATTTATCGGGAAATCACCCGAGCGGAGACGGCGAGCCAAGTCTCTGTTGTGATACCGTTCTTCGTGTTCCTGCGGTCCGCGGAGATTCAGAACGTCACCTACGACCACCCGATGAACAATGTGCTGGATGTGAACGGCGACCCACTGACACCATCGGTGCTGCAGCCGGTGAGCGTGCCGTACTATCTCGTCGCCAACGGATTGAAGCGGCTGATCAAGGTATCGAGGCTGCGTGACCCAACGTTCAACTGGGCCGACATCGACACCCTCGCTACGCCAGCGGCCAACGTCAAGTGCCAGGTGATCAGCTACGCCTACGCCCATTGGAATCTGCAGGACATTCCTCCCGGCCAGACCGATGTCCCGGCGCTGTCTGCGGCCAACGACGATGGCTTCCGGATGCGTCAGCAGATCAGCAAGGTCCGGCCGGTTCCCGGCCTTCAGTACGCTGCCTGGGATGACGGCAGTAGCGACCCCGCTGGTGTTCCTGGTCCCTGGGCCATGTACACCGTCACCAATACCAATCCCGACTTCGTGCCCATCACCGACACTCCCCCAACAGCACCTGCGCCTGCCACCGATGGTATTGATACCCCGCTATACGACACCGTGTTCCGGCTCAACATGCGCGACGGAGTGTGGTACGAAGGTGGCGTCAGTGGTAACACACCACTGGTTTGGAACCCAGACGACCAGAAGTGGATGACGCCGTACGATCCAGACAAGTGGCCAGCCTCCGGCGTGGACTCTCCGGACAACCCCGACTACGTTGACCCACCAACCCCCGTGCCATGACCAGCACCATCTGCGTAGTGCCCGTCGAGTACGTCCTCAGCGACATACCTGACTTGAAGGTCGCTCAGCCCCAGCGGTGGGCGCGGCCGTTGATTGATTCGCTCAAACACGAGTATCGGATGATCGCCCTGACCAGTACCGAGGCCAACATTGCCGACTGGTGGCTGCGTCGAGAGATGCTGACCGGCTGGGCCGGGGTGATGTCACAACCAGACGGCTACAACAGCTTCACCCACTGGATGGTGCGCCAGATCGAAGAGTTCCAGGCCGAGACGTGGGAGGTTGGCTTGGTGATCGGCACGGAGAACCACGCGTTGGACGAGATCAGCCGACTGGGTGTTGTCACCATGATGTTGCGATACCCGGCTAACAGAGTCGGATGGCGAGAACCGGGCGCACCCATCAGGGAGTGGACTAGCGTGGTGGACGAGTCGTAGGAGGACCCGATGAGCCTGTTCGGTGACTTCAAGAAGGCTGCTGGCACCATCACTGGTGCGGTGGAGAATGTTGCCAAGGGCGCTGAGTACGTCGCCACGCACCCCGACAAAGTGGTGGACACTGCAGGCAAGGTCATCAACTACGGCATCCAGCACCCCGGCGAGGTCGGCAAGATCGCCGCCAAGGAGTTGGTACACAGCTTCACCGATCCCAAGGAGTTGGCGATCAACGCAGCGCTGCTCGTTGGAACGATGGGCACCGGCTTCCTCGCCAAGGAGGGCGGCGAGCTTGCTGCCAAGACGGCGATCGAGGTCGGCGGCAAGACGCTGGCCAAGGTCGGTGCGGAGACGGCTGGTGAGACAGCAGGCAAGGTCGCCACCGAGACGGCGGGCAAGGCCGCTGGTGAAGTTGCTACCAAGGCCGCCGCCGAGACAGGCCGCAAGGCAGCGTTCGACACGGCGTTGGAATCGGGTCGTTGGAACCCGATCCAGAAGGCGACGACGGCACTGCGGGAAAGCGGCGCGCAACGCATCCTGGCCGGTGGCGGCGATAACCCGAGCCTGCTCCGCCAAGGTGTCGCGTCGTTGGTCCAAGGTTCGTCGGGAACAATGCCGACGCAACTGGAGGGCATGAGTGACACCGCCTACTCACTGCAGAAGACGGCGTGGCGGGCCAAGCAGATCGAGAAGCGCGGCGGTCAGTTGCAGGGTTTGGAACATGGTGTGCAGGCCGCTGCCGATCCGATGGGCTACGCTATGAGCAAGGCCGGTGGCGGCAAGGGTGGCGGTGGTGGCATGGACGCTACGCATCCGATATCGGCGTATGGGGGCGACCCCGGTCGGTCGCAGTCCTTCGCATACGGAAGTACCACCGCACAAGGTGATACCAGCATCAGTAGTGTCTCAGCGCCACAGCAGGCCACGCAGCCGTCGATGCGCGGCCGCATCTCCGAGTTCAATCGCACCGGCAAGATTCAAACGACGGGCGGTTTCGGTGTTCAGGTCAGAACCGCTGGACCGAACGCTCAGCACTTCTGGCAAGGTCCACAGCGCGAGGCGTTGGGCGGCATCGGCATGGACTACGACTGGCGCAACCAAGGCCCATTGCGGCCGATCCAACGCGGCAACAGGTACTCGTTCACACCGCAGGCCAAGACTCCGAGCGGTGGCGGTGCCGAGCAGATCGAGGGCGGCAGCGTCGGTGCCAAGGTTCCGGCCATCGTCCCGGCACCGCAGAGTTCGATGTACGCCAAGGCGGGCCTGGCGATGGAAGTGCCCAAGGAGCCGTCGTACGGGTATGACACCAAGACCGGCCAAGGTCGTTTCGAGTTCCCCGAGCTATCACAGCCGAAGACCACATCGGGGCCGCGGATCATGCAGGCCGCTGGAAGCGGCGCGGACCGCGGCGGCCAATCGGGGCGCAACGCCTCCTTCGCCTCTGGCTCTGTCTACGGTGTCGCCGCCGATACGACGATCGGCAACACGGCCGCTTGGAACAACACCGGCCAGGGATCGTTCATCTTCCCGCAACTCGATCAGCCGAAGAGCCAACAGCCGACCGATATCACCGAAGTCGGCAACATCAAGCCCGCCACGCCGTTGCGACCGTTGTCGATGCCACTGCAGAATCGGATGATGAAGCCACGCCAGACCCTTGGAGTCTGATGCATGCAACTGTTCTTCGCCGGGGCTGAGTCCCAGTCACATCTCGATCTGCTCCGGTCCTGTGGGGTCGAGCGCGTCGCCGTGTCGATCGCCAATCTGGCCAGACACACCCGTGATTACGCCGTGTGGGCCGGGAAAGGGCATCTGAAGGGCCTGGACTACCTGATCTACGCCGACAGCCCCACCGTGCCCGTTGGGCCGCTCTTGGAGCTTCTGGCAGGCTCTCCGAGCGAACCAGAGGGGGTTGCGGGACCCGCTGAGTGGGCAACCGAGTCGTGGCTCAACGACAGCGACATCCTGTTCCTGCCGATGTGGGACGGACACGATGCAGGCGAACTACGCCACCTGGTCGAGATGTACGACGGGGTAGTGCTCCCCGACGCCGTGGTGGACAACCAAGCGGCCGTCCGGCAGGCAAAGGCGGCTATGGGCAGAATGTCAACCTTCGGAGCGCTGACCGGCCGATCCAAGGGTGTCGATCGCTTCGACCTGTTGGTGTCGAGTGCTTGGTACGCCGTCCAGAAGCACGGCGAAACCCAGGTATGGGTCGGCAACCGATTGGTGCGCCTCAACTCCGACGACAAGCATCTCAAGCGCCAGCGCTACGCCGAGGCGATCGAAGCGATGGGCGCTGATGTGTCAGCAGTGCTCGCTGACGATCCCAAGGAGACGGCGCGCCTGGCGATCATGTCGTGGATCGCGATGGAGAAGTACCTCAGCGCGGGGCACTCGATGGTCCCGGCCACAGTTGCTAACGGCGGTATGACGAGAACCAATCCTCAAGCACCCCGATCTCCGGAAGTTGCTAACGGGGCGTTGGAGACCCGGCACGAATCAACGCGCGCTTTGCCGGTGATGGCCTTCCAGACCTTCGCCGTGACGCTGCAGGACGAAGAGGGCAACGAGACGGTCGAGCACCACCAACTGATCGAGTCGGCTGCCGAGTCGATGCGCCAATGTGATACCTGCCAACTCTCTGCGGCCTGCCCCGGCCACCAGCAGGGCGCTGCATGCACCTACCACATTCCGGTAGTGATCCGTACCAAGGACCAGCGCCAAGCGCTGCTGCGGACGCTGATCGAAATCCAGGCTCAGCGCATCTTGATGGGGTCGTTCTCCGAGCAAGTGCTGGGTGAGCCGAACGATCAGGTCGGCAAGGAGATGGATCGACTGTTCACGATGGTCGAGCGTTGGAAGACGATCGAAGAGCAGACCACCAAGCTCTCCATCGGCATCCAAGCGACCGGCCCTGATGCTGACGGCAGCCTGGGGATGATCAGCCGCCTGTTCGGCTCACAGGCCGGTCAGAACGCCCGCATGCTCGACGTTCCAGTACTGTCGGACGAAGTGATCGAAGAGGCCGTCCCCGTCGATTAGTAGCTAAAGGAGGTTGGAGCATGCCAAACGGTCCACAGCGCAAGAAGGCGGTCAATCCCCGAGGCCCGAACAAGGTCTACGGCCAGTGGCACGGCGGTCCCAACTACGCCGTGGGCGAGCCGGAAGAGTTCCGCTCACAGGCTCACGCCAAGTCGGTGATGCAGAGCCGGATCGGCGGCTGGGACCCGGTGAGCGGCAAGCAGACGCCAGTGGTGCAGGACTCCACCATGGACCTCGCCCGAGACGCTGGCGGTGAGCCGTTCAGGCGGCTGTCGCAGACACGTCGGGGCATTCGCCGCGAGAACTACTAGCGGTAGCGCCGGTAGCCGATCCCGCCGCCGAGCAACAGCACGACGACGAGCACTATCAACAGGATTGTGAGCATGTTGTGGATAGTGCCCAATTCGCTCACTTGCCAACCGCCGCCAGGGCGATCATCGCCACCAGGAGCAGGACCAGGCCGTAGAAGAGGATCGTGATCGTCCGCGCCGATGCTCGCATGACGAGATTCTTACGTCACCGGAGCCGAGGACTGTGGAGGCTTCCAAGCTGCCCCCGGTCCCGGTGAACGGGTCAATGCATACCCAGCTATCAGGTGAAGGTCAAACAGGCCCACCCCTCCAGGGGCGGGACTTCTCCGGTCGTATGTCGATCGAGCAGGCCAAAGTGAAACCCCTTGTGACAAATGTCACCGCGACGAATCGGGCGCTGCCTTCCATATAACGGGCTGACGCTCCTTCTTCCCAATAGCGAAAGCCCACCGCTACGGAGACGGGGGTCCCGAGCCGGTGGGCTTTCTAGTTGTATGTTCAAAGCGCCAGAAGTTATGAGTCCGGCGCATCGACCAGCTTACGTTCCGAAGGGTTGTCGATGACCTGCACGACACGATCCTGCCAGGTGGCCACGTCGTCCATATCGGGGCCGAACCGGGCGGCGTAGGCCAGCCCGACTTCCTCTTGGTGGATGACTTCGCCGTCGTTGGTGACGGTCAGCATGCCGCGGTATCCGTCGCCGTCGAGCCGAGTGACTTTGCACTGGTACTCGTTGTCATCGACGGTGTTCTCCCAAACAACGCCGAGGTCGGTCATGCGCTGACGAGCTTCTTCGGCGCGCGCTTGGAGGGCTTGCCGTTGGAGGGGCGCTTGAGGTTGGCGACCAACTCGGCCGCTTCGGCCTTGGCCTTCTCGCGCTTGGCCGTGCGCTCTTCCTTGGCCAGCGCCTTGGGACCCTTGACATCGGTGCGCTGCATGATGATCACGCCGAAGGCGTCATCGTGGCCGTTGGCCTGGTGGCGCAGACGGACCTTGGCACCGCGGGCGGTTGCCCGAGTGCGGATGATGCGCTCCATCATCAGCGGGTGTGTCTCGAAATCCTCGCCCTGCTCGATCTGCCAGATGTCACCGTCCAGCCATTCGTCCCAGGGGTAGACGGCCTTCTCGGTGGTGGTGATCGAACTCGGAACCGAGAAATCGAACTTGTTGAGCTTGGTTGCCATGACGGCGGTGTTCCTTTCGGTGGTATGGGGGGTTGTGATAGCAGTGTACCCAGAGTGTGAAGGTATCACACTGCGAGAATGAAGTTGGACAGAATGAATGCTGCCCACAGCCAACCGGCGTTAACCCGCTCAGTCAGCCGTCGCAGGGGTGCGAAGAGGTTGTAGACCAACCCTCGCTTGAAGAGCGCCGAGTCGGTGTTGCGGCAGAAGAAGATGCCGAGGATCATCAACTGCGGGATGAATGACAGGATCGGGGAGCGAGTCCACCCGGCCATTGAGCCGGTGTAGTCGGTCATTCGTGAGTGCAGGTAGAGCATCCACAGACCGAAGATGCGGATGAGGACGAACACCAGGCAGAACCAAAACCAGGTTCGCCACCGACGAGCAGCGACTGCTGCCTGCCATGCGGAGTAGCCGGGATCGTTCGACAACTGCATGTGGTTGTGATACGCCCTCGTCCCGACCCAGGCGGTCAGGAAGTCAGCACCCGCGGTGACGATCGCTGCGAAGAGTGACGAACCGCCGCCGCTGCCGCCAGAGTAGACCGGCTGCTGTTGTGCTTGGGCCTGCTGCAACCGCTGTTGCTGTTGGTGGGCCATTGAGACGCCCAGGTTGGTGGTGGTGTGAGGGTTCATCTCATCAGCGACGGCCTTGGCCATTCGCCTGTTCTTGTCCCATTCGGATTCCATAACATTATGATACCAGGCCCGTGGTGGTAACACAACGTCGAAACATATGTTTCTGAAACGTTTGTGGTATCTTTCCGCCCGTAGCACCAACGAAGGGAGCACTCAATGGACCTGGGAGTCATCGAGATCACCGAGGAAGAGGCCGAACGACGGGTGGCCGAGTATGAATCGGTCCTGGCTGCTGAGCGCAGCGCCGAGGACGAAGCCCTGCTCTCGGCCTATCGAGCAGCCAAGCGCGGCCTGCCGGTCATCAGCCTGGTCAAGGCCTTCCAGATCGGCGGGTTCCACCCTAACGGGCTGCCCAAGCTGGCCATCGTCCGTGCTGATGCCAAGCAGTGCTGGGTCAGCGTCAACAGCAACGGGTCGTTGGAGTTCCGCAGCCGGGAGTGGAGCCGGAGTCGAGGGGCGCTGGTTGGCGCGAATGAAGTTCGTGTTGATACCGGGGTATCACAGTCAGGCAGCCTCGCGTCCGGACGACGGTGGAGGGGCCAGACCATCGTCCCGCTGGTGCCACCGCGGCACCGGCCCAAGAAGGGCCGTCTGCACAACTTCCACATCTTGTGGGAGGTCGATGAGTGGACCCCGGCACCACCCAAGGACCCGGCTCTGCTGCGCCATATCCGTGGCGACCTGTGGTCGGTGCAGGCCATCTGGGACTTGACCGAGCTAGAGCGACTGGTGCTCTCCCAACGGCGTACAGTGTGATTCGTGAGTGGCACGCCAGACCGCGGTGGTGATCCCAAGCGCCAAGCGGCGATGCCGCTGAACATCGTCCGTGGCGGCGGCGTGTGCGATCCCAAGGAGAAGGGTGGCCACATTCTGCGTGGCTCCAATCAGCCAGCGGTGTGCATGCCTACTCCCGGCCCCGATCCTCGGCCTCGGTATCGACAGGCCGGGAAGATCGGCGGCAAGGCTCGCCACTCGACGCACTACTTGCAGCACCGCAAGTCTGGAGAGTGAAGCAACTCCTACTTGATGTCCTGATCGGCATCAGCATCATCGCCATCATCGTCGCCGTCTACTGGTGAGAGCACGTCTCGGAGGGCCTTCTGACAGTCTGCCCAGCCCAGTTCGTACGATGTCATACCTTGTGAGTTCGGTTGGACCGGCTCGGCCAGTTTGTGGAGGCCTTGATCCAACGCCTTCAATCGTTCGATCGCTTCGCGAACTGGAACAGCCGTGATGTTGTGCTTCAACGCCCAATCGTTCAGGTTGTGGGCAACATCGCCAATGGTCCTCACTCTTCACCATCCCAGTCGTAGAAGTGGAACTCGCGGCCCTTGATTGTGACACCACTGTCGGGGTCGTCAACGATCCACAGACGCCTCTGGCGCTGTTTGCTCATCTCCCGGCGCTTGGCCTGTCGAGCACGAACCTGACGCCTCCTGCGGGCTTCCAGAGCGGTGTTGGCGAAGTGCCAGCCGAAGGCCGCGATGATGAGCAGCGTTGCCAGCCTCATGACGGCATCGGGGGGAAGCAGAGAGCGTGGCCGAAGAGGTCATAGCCTCCCGGCCCCAACCGCAGGACCACTGCTTGAGGCTCCACGATCTTCTCATGGCAGACCTCGCAGTAGATGCCGCGGATCAACAGCCGGTGGACCAGTGAGGCCTGCATCGCGTGGGCGGCTGTCAGTTCTCGGATCAAGATCAGGATGCGCTTGTTCATGGTGCGGGCGACGAACCACACTCCGAGAGCGTAGATACACGCCGAGACGATGTAGGGCAACCAACTCACGGCCGGTATCCATCCGTCATGACCAGCCCCATCCCTGCCGCTGTGTCAGCGTCCTGGCCGGTCATGCCCAGCACTTCCGGCGTGATCACCTTCCACAGTCCGCAGGCCTCACCGATACCCATCAGCGTCAGCGCCAGGCCCTGGTCGCCAACTGCTGATCCGATAGCGATGTATGACAGGCCGTCCGAGAGGTTGTTCTGCTGGTTGCCGAACTGGTCAATCTCCGGATAGCTGTTCAGTATCTCAACCAGCAGCGGGCGAATGTCTGCGATGGAGTTGGGGTTGACTCGCACGTCGAAGAAGTGCACTTTGACCACGATCGGGTTGTCGCACGGTGTCTTGGCCGCTCTGACCAATCCATACAGCAGTTCCAGGTTGAACTTGTCCATCCTCGTTGTCATACCGTCCCGCTCTCTTTCTCTTTCTCGTCGTCGCATTCCGAACAGCCGGTGTGCACGCCCAACTCGGCCATGCCCAGCGGTGGCGCTCGGTGGATCGCATACAGACTGGTCAGGCGGTGCCCTTTGCGCTCATGGCGTACCCAAGCCTCGATGATGTGGTTCTTCATTCCGCCTCCACTAGCTCTCCATTGCGAACGCACAAGCCGTTGATGATCAGCTTCGGGTACTCGGCTCGGGCGCGCTCCATCGCCTCGCTGAGTGTGAAGCGGTGAGTGGTCTTGAACTCGTCGGTGCGGTTCGACGGCGATGGTTCCCAGTCCCACCATCCGGTGTGAGACAAGGCGTAGCTGTGCCGCATCACGGCCCAGCAGTCGCCAGGGCCTCGCCACTCGATCCTGAGCGCCCATATGGTCGAGTTCACGTCATCTTCGGGAAGGCCGGTGACAGTGTAGGTGGTGGGGCGAATGTCGATCATGTGAAGTCCACCGTCAGGTCTGCGCCGCTGTCCCATGCTGAGTTGCTGGTGGTGATCAAGGTGTTGCTCACTGTCGTCAGCGGTGTGGCGTTCCCTGTGCTTCCACCCCTCAACGGCTTGACGCCGCAGATGGTGACCTTGGAACGATCGACCAGTATCTCATCCTCACCGCGGCGGGTCAGATAGGCCACCACGTCGGCCTTGGAACACACCCCGAAGCTGAGCACTGCACCAGCATCCTCCAACTGAGCGAAGCGGCGAGCGAACCACTCGGCCTTGGAACGGTCCAGTGTCCACGACCAGCCATCGTCGCGCTCGTCGGTGTGCCCTTGGAACACGGTGATCTGATCGGGCATCGCTGCCAGTGCCTCGCGGTCGGCCTCGCTCATCATGTGCTCCCGGCCCGCGCGGTTGGCCCGCAGGAGGTTGATCCAGCGCCGCTGGTTCTGCCTGATGTTCTCGGAGTCGATCCATATCTCACTGAGCAGGTCCCAATACTGCTCATCGGTGAGGCGGCTTTTGATCCGCATGAAGGCATCGCTGCGATAGGGCCGCTCATGGAGGAACACGTAGTGATGCCAGTCGTTGGCCCGCAGCGCCCTGCGGCACGCTTCCTTCTTGGCCTTGAGATTCTTGTTCATCGTGGCGTTGAGGATCGGGAAGTGCATGATCGAGTAGACCAGCGGGTGCTTGATGCACTCCCCGAACCTCTCGCTGACGGTGAGATACCTCACCAACTCGGGGTCCAGGTCCTCGTACTCCCCGAACCGGCTGACGAACTCGTCCAACTGCTCGTTGGCTTCGGCGTGTGGTGGGAACTGTTCAGACATCTGTTGATACCTCGCTATCAGTGTCGTCGTCTAGGTACACCGGCTCGGTGAAGCGGTGGACAGGGCAGGAGCGGATCGGGATGCGGTGCATCTCGTCCATCGACCAGTGGCCACGGATGCGCATCGGCTTGTCGCAGATGCAGACGTTGAGATAGTCCACGGCGCAGGCTCGGCAGTAGAACCTCGGCCCAGGCATGCGGTCATCCATGCACTCGATGCCAATCTCGGCACCGTTGGAACACTCGCCCTCAGGCTCGTAGCCCAGCGGCAGGTAGCCCTCCATCACCAGGAACTCCTGCTGCTCGAAACTGAGTCCGTTGAAGCAGACCATTCCCCACCAGCCCCTCATCGGGTCACGCTCGTCGCCGGGTGCATTGCACCGATCTGCCCGTCATCGGGTCCCTTCCAATAGCTCTCGATCCACAGCCAACGATGGTTGTTGGGATTGGCTGTGCCGTCCGGCAGACGTGCCGGACCAAGGCCAGGAATGTATTGGTAGCGCCAATGCGCGCGGACCTTGACGCGGTGGTCGAGCGGCGCGCCCTGGCCACTGGCGACGTAGAACGGATCGACGTAGCGGCGCAGGCGCAGGATCGTGTAGTCGAGCAGTTCTTTGCGCTTGGCCATGTGCTCCCAGCGGCGGCGCTGAGCACGATCGGTGTCGGGGCGGTGCCTGACGATGATCTGCTGCCAGCACAGGCGCATGAACGCATAGAACCAACGGCGCTCGTAGCCGACAGGGCTTGGAACGGTGCCCGGTATCCACTCCGCAGCATCACGGATGCCCCACGTCGAGTTGAAGGCCCACGGCACCACGTCCACCTGCAAGAACATGGCGGGATCGTCGTATGGGTCCGTCTCGATACCGTGCTCATCGAAGCCGTTGACCCTCAGCCCAGCGGCCAGCATGCTGGCCACGTAGCCCTCGCGGTAGTCGTCGGGCGTGGTGTACATGAACAGTGAGATACCTTCTTGGATCACGCCGGTCTTGGGGTTGAGGATGCCTTGGTGGCGCTGCCAGCCGATCGCTCTGATCCACAGCTTCAAGTCGTCTCGGGTTACCCCGGTATCGGGGTCCATATCGCTGACGATGAGCGGCTTCTCCAGCACGGCGAAGCCGCAGGGGTCGAACAGGTCCGTCTCGTACAGCGGCTCGTTCTCGGCCTGCTCTGCCGCCAGAGTGACCTCATCAACGACCTCAGCGGAGATGTAGTGACTGGTGGCGTGGCTGAGCATCTGCCACTCACGGAAGGCCAGCAGAGCGCCTTGGAACGCCTCTCGCTGCCCGCCCTCAAACCGCTCCCGGCCAACGATGGTCGTTCCCTCGATCGCAAGCTGATCCACGGCGTACTGCGAGATTCTTGGAACACCATCGGCGTCGGGGTGCCCGTAGGTCAGGCCGAACGTGATCCAGCGCAGACCATATTGAGTGTCCATCATGTTCTGCACGGCGTTCTCGTCGTTGCCGCGGGTGTCCAGCACGCGCTCGACCAACTGCTTGGCCTTGCCTGCGTCATTCCAGCGCTTCAAGTGCGCGTCCACGGTGGGACCGATGCCGGACCATCTGCTCATCAGCAGCAGTCCCCTCCGTGGTGGCGCGGGTTGTACATCAGCCGCTTGGAGTCGGGGTAGTAGGTCGCCGTGCCTTCCCACCAGTACATCGAGTCGGCGTGCTCGCCGTCGAGCGAGTGCGGCATGTGATAGTGGCAGGTGTGCTTGGACTGGTGGCCGGGACCGGCGTACACGAACGCAGGGCAGGCGAACTCATACTCATGTGATACCAGGGTATCCAGCAGCCCTGTCAGGCGCTCGTCTCCCACTATCTCAGCGATCTGTTCTCTGATGCGGCTCATGACGCCCTCCGCTTGGCTACCCAGCGCTGAATCGCCAGCACCAACTCGTCGGCTTCTTCCTTCGTAGAGGCGTATGCGAATAACTGCGAGTGCTCGGAGTCGAACTCGACATCTATCGTTCGCAGGTCGTCGGCGCACTCGTAGTTGGCCTCGTCGTCGTCGGTCTCGCGCAGGTCGCCGGTCACGGTCCAGTCGTCATCATCCTCGTTGGCGTAGACGTGTAGCTCGACAGATGGTGCGACCGGCACCGGCTGATGGATTCCGGCTAGGAATCCCTGGCCGCACACCTTGCAGTCACTGCCGGGTAGGCCCTTGATTGATGGTTCATGACGGTGAGGTTCCTCGCTTGCTACAGGCTCCATCTCAGCAACGAGGCGGTTGACCCACGCCGTCAGGCCGTCGCGGATATCAACCAGTTCAGCGACGCGCTGGTCGCCCTTGGTGACAGTCAGGCGCAGCAGCGGCGAGCCGAGTCCGGCACCGCAGACAAGATCGAACTTCACGCCGTCGCCCTCACCCTCGATCCACGACTGGCACAGGAACATCGCCCCGGTGTTCTCGACGCGCTTGGCTTGGAAGGTCACGTCACTCACTTGGAGCCTCCGTTGTTGTCGATGGTCGCCTTGACGGCGATGGTCCGCTGATCGTCGGTCCAGCCGCGGAACTCATGGCTGGCCCACAGCAGCGTGCAGGTGATCGCACCGACCAAGCCAAAGTTGTAGGTGTAATCCAGCCGGTCGATGATCGGCTCGATGATGGTCGTATGTGTGTCGCTGTCGATCAGCAGTTCCAGGCAGTCATCCCAATGTGCGCCGTTGAGGCGAGGGTTCTGCTCGGTGAAGTAGGCGAGGGCCTTGGAGCACTCGTCGGGCATGTGGGTCACGACCCACTCGATGTTGTCGTTGCTCATTGTGTTACTACCTCTTTGCCGCTGCAGTGGAACGATCCGGTCGGCGGGTTGAACCAGCGCGGCGGGTGTGGATGGGGGAGTGGGCAGCGCTCGTTGAGCACCACGATCAGGCTCTCGGCCTCGGCCAGTAGCTCGGATGGTCCGGTGTGCAGTGCTCGGGCCATGCAGCGCAGCACCGACAGGCTCGGCTCTTTCTGGCCTCGTTCAATCTCGGCCAGATAGCTCTCGCTGATGCCGATGACGCTGGCCAGAGCACGACGCTTCTGTTGGAGCGTGGTGCGCTTGATCGTGAGGATCATGCCCAGCGCCTCGGCAGGGGTCAGCGGCTTGTTCACTGTGATACCGGGGTATCAGCAGCGGCCTCAGCCATGGCTGTCAGCGCCTCGGCGCACTCATGCTGCACTGTCGCCATATCAGCCTTCACCACGTCCATGACGTGCTCTAGGAGCAGCAGAACGTGCTTGGCGCTGTAGCGGGTGTCGTGGGCACGGTCGCTCTGGAAGGCCCACACCAGGTCGCGCAGTTCGATGTAGCCCTTGAAGCCACCAATCAGCGGCTCCAAGCCCTTGGCCCGATCGACCAGGTTGTCAAGCTCGTCCTTGTGCGCCTGCTCTTCGGCGGCGCGCTTGTCCAGTATCGCCTTGCGCTCGGCCTTGACCGTGGCGCAGTACTCATCCCAGGGACCCAGGATGCCGTTCGTCTCGGCACCCTTGATATCGAACTTGGCACCCTCAAGGTGCAGCGGCGGCAACGGGTTGAGATAGTCGTCGTCCTGACCCGGCCAGGTCCAATAGACCTTGCACCGGACCTTGGTCCCCGGCTGGCCCTCGTCCAGCACGTAGCCGGGGCGGGTGTTGTAGCCGTCAGCCTTGATCGCGTAGAGCACGGTGCGGTCCATATCTCGCCGCCTCATGACTTGCCCTTCTTTCCAATTCTTCCCAGCAGCCAGGTGCCTTTGGACAGGACCATGGCTTGCTCGGGCGGTGTCTCATCGGGGCGCATGGTCAGGACGGCTGCCTCGTTGGGGTGCAGCACGACCACGCTCTCGGTCACCGTGTCGTAGTTCATCTCGACGCCGTTGGGCCACTTGACTACATCGCCCAGCTTGGGGGAGTACGTGAACATGCGTGCTCGGTTGACGCGCTCCATCATTCGCCCCTCTTCGGCTCGTCGCCCTCGTCGCTGTCATACAGCGAGAGTGCGTAGGTCACGAAGTCCCACAGGTGCAGGCCCTCCATGACCTCGTTGACCGTCTTGCCCTGGCCGACCGTCTCCGACAGGAAGTCGAAGTCGTCCAGTTCGACCGTGCCGTCATCGAGCAGCGTGGCGTGGCCGATCACGGCCTCGATCGCCTCTTCGGCAATCGGAATCCAGCGCTCATCGACGGGCGGGAAGTGGTTGTGCTGCAGGTGATGGGCCAGGACGGCCGTGCGGCTCAGTCCGTATCCCAGGAGTGGTTGTGGCATCAGGGGTTCCTTCGGTAGTGGGGGGGTGTGGTGACTAGTGTACAGAGTTGGTACTGTGATACCAACTCGACGGCGACAATATTTCATCAGGCGTTGGCGCTCAGCGTCTGCTCAAGCAACCGGGGGATATCCATCAGGTCGCTCAGTGCGTAGTTCTCATCGCACCCGTACTTGCGCAGCACGTTCGACAGGTGCTCAGCCGATCCGTAGCCGGTTGAGAAGCCCATGCCGATGATGATCATCCCGCTCGACTTGTAGGAAGCCAGGACGCCGGGGTTGCAGCCCTGCCAGTCCCCATCGGTCATGATCATCACAATGTGCTGTTCCTTGTCGTAGCGCTGATTGGCCAGGTCGGCCAGCGCCACTCGGGGATCGGTGCCACCGGCTGAGTTGACCACCGGGAGGTAGTCGGCGGTGTCGTTGGCATCCCACACGACCCTGGCATCGGTGTCCCACAGCACGACCGTGCAGGGGATGCCCAGCTTCTCGCAGGCCAGCTTCGACGCGAAGCCAGCTTGCGCCAGCTTCTCGGTGTACCCGCCCATCGACCCGCTGTAGTCCAGCAGGATCGACACGGCGACGTTGAATCCCGGCTGATCGTCATCGACCCAGGACTTGAATACCTCGGCATCGCCAGGCTGGCGAGTCTTGTAGCGGAGCACGTTGAGGATGCCGCGACGTTGCTGCTCGACCCAGGCCGGTGCCTGATCCATGGTCGCTGCGTAGAACGATTGCTCAAGCTCGGTGGCCAGGTTGTGCGCCGTGGCTGCCGCCTCGATATCGGGGTTTGGAGCCAGGTCGTACGGCTTCAAGTCCGATACCTGCCTATCGAGAGCGTCTTGAAAGGCCCGCACGTCGCCGTCCAGCGTGGGATCGGCATCGCGCTGCGACTCGGCCTCTTGGAGCGCTTCCTCAAGGTCCTCATCGGTCAGGTCGTTGTCGTGATCGGCAGCCTCATCGCCAGCGCCGTCGCCGCCCTCGTCATCGCTCAGGTCGTCGTCGTCATCCTCGTCGCCCTCGTCATCGAAGTCGTCGTCATCGCCGTCGCCGTCAAGATCATCGTCTGAATCGTCGCCGTCGTGGGCATCATCGCCACCATGGTTCTCGTCTTGCCCTTCATCCTCTTCATCCTCGGCATCGTTGGAGCCTTCGTCGCCCTTCATCGACTGTGACTCGTCGTCATCGTCGTTGGAGTCGTCGCTCTCGTCGTCGTAGCCGTCATCGGGATCGGAGTCGCTGGTATCACCACTGTCGCCCTCGTCGCTCTCATCCTCATCGTCAGGATCGGCGGCAGGTGCGGGCTGGCCCTCGGTGTCATCCTTGGTGGCTCCACCCGACGCAGCGAACACAACAGCGATCAGCGTCTCGGGAGCATTCCACAGGGCGTCCAGAATCTCGGCCAGGTGCTGAGCAATCTCAGGGTCGGTCAGGTCGATATCTTCCTCGGGCGTGTCCATGCTCATGGCATCCTCGGGGATCATCGACGGGTCGATCGGGATGACCAGCACGTCGTCGCCCAGGTTGTCATTGCGGTACTGGTTGTCGTGACTGGTGTCGGCCAGCTTGCTGATCGGCATTGTGATATCAATCAGCGCCTTGGCCTCGACCACGGCCTCCCACAGGGTGACGGCGTTGTCGCCCATCACGTACTTGGTGACCACGGCCTCCCAGGCCTGCGCCAGCGCTTCGCCGTCAAGGCCGCGCTGCGTGTGCTTGTAGACGAACAACTTGCGAGCACCGCGGACGATCTTGGTCGGCAGGTACTTGCGCCAGATCAGCAGCGGCCAGTTTGCGGCGGCGTTGCTCACCGTGTCAGTCATCTCGGTCATGATGACCGGAGTGAGATACGCAGCCTTGCGCGGTGAGTCGGAGACGACGGCCGTCTCCATGCGCTGATCCTCCAACATGTTCCACGCTTGGTGGAAGCCGTTGTGATCGCGAGCGAGGTAGGTCAGGCCAGCGGCCTCGACCAGTTGCCGGAACGGCATCGTCCAACGGCAGTGGCCACCTTCGTGGTAGGCCAGGCCGCGCATCGTTGCCGACAGCAGGCGCACGTCGTCATGCATCCGGTAGCGGATGACGATCTTCTCGAAATCCGTCCAGGCGCTCATCGTCTCGGCCGGTTGCGCATTGATCGCAACGTTCAGGCCCTCAGAGGCGAGCACGGCGGCGAACCGCTGAATGATGCCGCGGCTGACTGCGTTCTGCTCGGGCTTGGTGGTCCGCTTGTTGGTGCGGGCCTGAGTGAGCCGACGCTGAGCCTCTTCGGCAAGCTGCTCACCGAGAGCGGCCTGCTCGCGAGCCAAGCGCTGACGCTCACGCTGCATGAGTTGACGGCCAAGATCGGTCGTCACCTTGCGGCGGGGAGCCTTCGGTGCCTTCTGTGCTGCAGGGGTGTTGGTCATGACAGCAATGGTACACCCTGTGCAAAGGGAATCAACCACTTTGCCCCACATTCTTTCAGAGATGTTGTGATACCAGCAGCGATGCCCTGAGAGGCCTCTGTAGGCCGTTCTAAGCGCCTCTAGCGATTGCCCGCACCTGTCATACCAACCTGACCGTTTGCGCCGATCCTGTGGCAACGAGTGTTGTGATACCGCTCGAGGTTTCCGCAGGTCAGAGGCTATATTTCAGCCATTATGAAACGCGCAGCGAAATGGCTCTGGTAACACAATTCCCAAGAAATCTTGTGTTTCGTGTTGTGTGGGGGCACCTGGGGGTGTACCGTGGTGGTCGTTCAACCAACACCCCTGATTCCGAAAGGCTTTCCCACAACATGGCTCTTGCA